CAATGCGATTGTGGCGCGCTTCCTTCAGCGCCTCAAGCAGATCAGGCGCGGAGGCCCACAACCGGAGATCAGCAAACGTGCCAACGTCCAGATTGATCAACGCAACACACCGGCATTCTTCGCCGTGCGTAAGGATCGAATAGGCGTGGTCGATGATGTCTCCCTCGGGCTGCTTGTGGGCGACCAGCGGCCCCGGCGTATGCTTGCTCTCACTCATCGCGCTTCCCCTTCATCGTTCTCGCGAAATCCTTCGCCATTGCCGCGCTAAGCTGTTCGAGCAGGGCGGCGCGGTCTATAAGTTGGTCTGTGACCTCTGCGCTCGCCTCCATCGCGCGCTCAAGGCGCTTCAGGGCGGCAATCACGCGATCTGTTGAGACAGGCTGACGAAACTGCAACACCTGCGCGTTGCTCTCGCGGCTTATGCAGCGAATGGCGGGGGCTTGCGGAAAGTGGCCGGGGATGACGGTCACAGGTCATACTCCGACGAAACGCCCGTCAGGAAAAACTCGCGCTCAATGTAACGAAGCTCAGCCTTCAGTTCCTCGATGTCGTCAGCGTCGTAGCTGGGGTCGGCTACGGCCTCGTCCAGCGTGTTGCGAAGCGCCTCCATCTCAAGAGCGAGCTTGCGCGCACGGCGATAGTTGGGCTTCAGCGTGCTCACGAGCGATCCTCCAGCGGGCGACGAAGCTTTGCGCATGTGGTGCGCAGCAGGTTGATCGGCTGGCGCTGGCGGATATGTCCGGCGAGGTCGAACGCGCCGACTTCAGCCGATCGGGCCAAGTGCTGCTCCAGGTTGAACGCGGGGCGGGTGAGGGCTTGGATTTCGCGGATCATGCTGCTTCCCCACGCTCGATTTGGCTGGAGACGGGCAGGGCGACTTCCGTGGTGATCGGCTCGCGGCACAGCTTGGCGATGACCGCAGCCAGCGCCAGCTCGCAGTCCCGCGCCGCTGCCATGGCCTCGTCCCATTGCTTGGCGCTCGACTTGTTGGACGCTTCGACAAAGGTCGCCGCGCGCTCAAGGCACTCACGCGCGCCTTCGAGGTTCACCCACATGCTGTACGCAGCGCGGGAAGCTTCCGGCTCGGGATTGATCTTGCCGTCCCAGTAGCCGTGGTTTGTGAAGATGCTGGACATGGGTGTCTCCTTCAGGCGACGAAGCTGTCGGCCATCGGGCCGGTGAAACGTTCGGTGCGGGTGAGGGGCTGGACCTGCGCGGGATCGACCCACGGCGGCTCATCAAGGTACTCGGGCTCAAGATCGTCCTCGGGGTAGAAGCTCCAGCACTCGTCACAGAGGATTTCGCGCGATTTGCGCATGTGGGCGCCGGACCCGAAGCAGCACTGGCAAGTGTCGTAAGGGACAAGCATCACTCGCCCCCCGCTTCTTCAAAAAGCGCGCAGGCCTCTGCTTCATCGGCAAGCGCATCAATTGCGATGCACGCTACGTCGTGGATGACGCGGAGACGTTCGAACGGTCGCGCATTGACGCCATCGACGCACTTCAGTCGAATGCCGACCAGCGCAACGAAGAAGGCCTCCCGCTCGCCTGAAATGCGCTCGATAATCTCGCGGGCGCGGATGATCTCAGCCATATGCGCATCGCGCTGCTTCGCTAGCTGATCGATGGTGGCGTCTGCTTGGGTGGCCACGCCTCGCACCAGCCTCAATTCACGCTCAAGCTCGGCGACGCGGCTGGTCAGATACGCTGGATCGGACGACAGGCGGTCGTCAGCGGTCGTCTCCATCGAGCCGATGTTGAGGCTGGCGATCTTGTCTGCTTCGGACATCACGCGGCCTCCGCACGAACGGGCGACCAGTTACGACGGAAAGCGGCCATGTCGGCCTGCACCCACTTCAGGGCCTCAGCGCCCGGCTTGAACCTGCGGGTGATCTCGCGATGGGCCGCGCAGGACTTCAGAAAGTCGCGGCGCATTTTCCGGTAGTAATCGTAGAGGCTTGCTTCCGTCGCCATCTCGTCTCTCCCTTGCCCGTGTGGGCTTCGATGGGAGGACTATGCCAGTGCAAAAAAGCACCGTCAAGCGCCATGGTGAAAAAAAGCACCAAAATATTCCGGCGGGCTTTTAACCAATGCACCGCCCTTTCCGCCTTGAGGGATGGGCGTGGGGCCGAATCCTCAAGCCCGTGACCAGCGGGAGCGCACAGGGCGCCGCGTACTCGATTCCCTTCGGCTTCTGGCGAAGCCCGACCGGTTGTCTCCCGGCCGCCGTCAGGACCACTTCGGGCTGGTCCTCGTCTGAAACCTGGCCCGATTGGTCAAACCGGGAAAAGGCGCCTCAGCCGTTTCGTGCCCTCCGGGGGTTGCCCGGCTCGTTTCTCAAGGCCGCTGGAAGGAATGGGCTCACCTGAACCAGCGAATTTTTAATTCGACGCTTTGGGAACGGGAGCGACGCAAACCGGGGGCCAGCGATCAAAAACTGGGGTTCGCGGCTTGCGAAAAAGCGCATAACGGGATATTTCCCCACCATGCAGATCGCATTTGGATGCCGAAACCATCCAATTTTCGCCCGGGAACGCCAGCCAGCGACCCGGGCGACATGCTTTCTAGTGCATGTTTCCACCATCGCGCAATAGGCGATTAGCTACTCGGCCTGATCGTGTTTTTTCTGCTCGGCAAGATAGCGAGCGAATTGCGCCAGCTCAGCGCGGCGCCGGTTATCGAGGCCCGGCATGATGTTGATGACTTCAGCCGTCGGCGCATCGAGAACGTGACTTGGATCCCCGCTGCCGTTCAGAAGCCATTCGGCATTCGTCTCAAGCGCGGCTGCCAGCTTGCCCAGGTTCTCGGCCCGGGGCTGTCGCTCTTTCCTGACAGGATGGCTTGCAGGAAATGCGTATTCAGCCCCGCCTTCAATGAGGCGGCGCGCGGCGACAGGCCGAGCGCATCAAGACGCTGCTGAACGCGATCCCTTAATTCCATGGGTGTATTTTCGCACCACAGGGCCACTGTCCCTAGGTTGAAGTTTCCACTTGCCAGTCGTGGTGCTTTTGTGCACCATAGCATTCATGAGCAAAGCAGACTTCAAAATCAGCCCCAAGGTTAAACCGGAAATCCGAGCGTTCGTCGCAAGGGCCGATGCCGTTGCGCAACGAATGGGTATCCGCCGCTTTACCATGTCCCGCAAGCTGTTTGGCGACACTCAGGGCCGGACGCTTGAAAATCTGGCCAAGGGTGGCGGCGCAAACGTCATCGGCTGGTTCGACGCGCACAAACGGCTGGCAGCTTTTGAAGCTGAGCTTCAGGCCGAGTCCGCAGCATGAGCACGGTGCAGGGGGATAACCCGGTTCTCAGCGCGCACCTTGAGCGCGGAAGCGACGGCATTCTCGAACCGGTGCGCGGTGATGAGCGCGTCTTCCAAGCGCCCGACGAGCGCGAATGCTTCACCGTCGCTTGTTCCTCGGATCGTGACCAGATCGCCTGCAATTTCAACGGACAGCGGGCCGTCCACCATAACCTTTCCGCGCATATTCCCCTCCCTGATTTTCATTCGTTAACTAATTACCATGCCGCGCGCGTGGCATTTGAGAACCCCCAAAATGGGGAATGGGGCCGGAAATTCGGCGCCAAATTCAACCAGTTAGCATGCACACGAGGCGCCTCCTATCGAACTGGCGCGCTCCCGATTGCCGCAATCTGTTCTAGGAATGTTCTCCTGTCAACGGACGGCTTTCCTATCCCTTCGGGCGAACGGAGGGCGGGATGAGCCGTTACGACGAGGTCCGCGAGTTCAAGCCGAACCCCGAAACGCGCCGCGAGCATGCGCTGACGTTGTATGTCTACACCGACAACCGCGAGTGCCTGTCGCAGATACCGAACCCGCAGAGCTACGAAGAGGGCGGACCAGCTTGGACGCTCTCCAACGGTGGAACGCTCAGTATACACCAGCGGCAGGAAATCGCCCAGCTCATCGGCACGCTCGAATTTCTGCTTTCGCCTGAATACACGGCAGCCGACGCCGAAAAGCGCCTGCGTGATCTGCGCGCCGCCTACCGCGATGCGTGGTTTGGCAAACTCAAAGCTCGCGCGGAGCAATCCGCATGACCCCCACCCAATCCGCGCGCCCAGACCAGCGCGCGGCTAGCGCCAGCCGTAAGGCGTTCCCGCCCCAAATGATAGTGGGAAGGCCAAAATTCAGCACGTACTCGAGGCATGGCGCCTCTGCGTCCCAATCGCCTTTGGGCATGGCGCTAGTACGCCACTTGCCGAACGACATTTGGCCCGCGCCAATTCCATAGGGGGGGTCAGTAACAACGGCATCAATGACGCGATCCATGTCCCGTAGGATTTCCCGGCAGTCGCCAAGGTACAGAACCGCGTCCCCGATGATTTCGATGCGGCTCACGGCTGCGTTCCAATCTCTGCGGCTGTGCGGCGTGGATCATCGACGCGAAGGTGAATGTCGTCTGTCAGGCCAAGGCCACACGTACCGCACCGATAGCCGGGGCCTTTGTGATAGTGCGCGAATTTGGCTTGCAACTCCGCGATGCGGTCGGCTGCTTCTTCCATCAACGCGTCGATCTGCATCATAGACAGGCCGCGCGTTTGGTTGCGAAGCTGGTTCACTAGATCGCTCACAGCAGCCCCGCCCTTTCCAGCATCCGCTTGAACGTCCGATCCTCGCTCAGCGGCCTGCGCTTAACTGCGCATGTCGTCCCGAGCATGTTGATCGGCTGGCGCGGCTTCAGATGCGCTGAGAGATCGAACGCGGAGACTTCGGCAGAGCGGGCGAGATGGGTTGTGAGATCAAAGCTCATGCTGCACCCATGAGACGTTCATCGCGCGCCAGATCCGCGCGGTAGTCGGCTTCGTCGGCCAGCGCTTCAGCCTCGAGGAAGCGGACGTAGGCGTCCCAAGCGTTCGACGCGTTGCGGTTGATGATGGTCCTTGCGGAGCCGTCGAGATCAACAGCCGGGACAGCCGCAGTTGCCGCCGCAGCCCAGAGCGCGTTCTCGTAATACTCGTCCGGGCGCTCATCGCAGATCGCGTCCAGTGCAGCTTCAAACGCACGGAAGCGCTTGGCGCGCGGAATGTCTGCAGCTTCGATTGCTGACCAAAGCGCTTCGCCTGCGCGGTGAGCTTCGGCGGCGACGTGGTTGGCTTGGGTGGTGGGGGCGGTCATGTGTGTCTCCCATCGAACTGGCGCTTGCCTGTCCTTCGATGGGGAGAGATAAGCATGAGCCGTTGCGCCGTGCAACAAGTATTTTGCTAACGTCGGCGGTTTGTCTGTTTACGCATTGTCGCTTGACGCAACCGCCGCGCTGTGCAAGCTACCGCCATGTTCAAAGACTGGTACGAGCGCAAAGGGTTTCGCACGCTGCAAGAGTGCGCGGATTTTCTTGGCCTGCACAAGGCAACCGTGAGCCGGATGCTGTCGCGCCCTGACTATCGACCCGACAAATTCACAGCCATGCATATTGCACGCAAGACGCGGGGCGATGTGCCTGCTGATTCGTGGCGTGAACGCGCATGACCCACCCCACTCGGCCTTACGGCCACCCCTCGCCGCACTGTCTCTCCCCCCACACCCAGAACTGCGGCTTGGGCTTTCTATCAGACCGGGCCGACCAGCCCGTAGCGTCCGCTGGGGCGAACCGTCCCCCCAAACCCAGCCCCAGCGGGCGCGCTTGTGCAGGGCCGCATGTCATGAGTGGTGCGCAAGCCGCCTGACCTCCCATCAACCCGGACAGACAGCGTCCATGCAGAACAGCGACCCCTCCCCCGCCCTGATGCTTGCGGCCCGGCTGTCCCGCTGGCAGATACTGGACCTCGTCCTGGTCGAGCGCCAAGGCCGGATGACGGTGTGTGCCAATCGCGTGCCGTGCGCCCCGACGCTGGGACTCATTCGCGACCGCGTGCTCGGCATGGGCGGTCGCGGGGACTACGTCATGCCGGGCTCACGCTTCAACGCCGTCATGGCCGCGCTGCGTGAGATGGGCGCCATAGGCCCCTGGCCCTAGAACAGCCTAGCCACCTGCCGGCGCGCGGATAGCTCCTGCAGCCGCTCCTGGTCGCGCTGGAAGGCCTCGGCAGGATCGCCCTCGTACAGCGCACGAAGCCGCTTCAGATCATGCGGGGAGGCCATCTCCGGGGACCATTTGCGCGGGCGGGGGCGAAACCCGCAGCGCGTCTCGGAAAGCTTCACAATTGATCCCATGGCCTTGGCCTCCGCAGTTCACCTCCCGCCTTGTTCCAAGTGTGGGATATAGCGCCATTGTGGCAATTCTCCAATTGGGGGAACTGCGGGGGCTTGCGAAGTGCTTGGAATGGGTGTCCTATGACACGAATGAGGCGGCCTCTTGCTACAGGGGCCGCCTCACACAAATGCCGCATGGAGGCACCGTGTCTGACACCGATAATAGCGCGCTTGCGCCGTCTGTCACGCCACAAGTTCACGACAATCTGTTGGCAGGAACTCTCAGCGAGCTGCGCGCGCGGGAGCGCCGGTTCTCGGAACACCTCGAACGCGCCTGCGAGGAGCGTCGCCTGATGGCGGCGGCGGTTTTGCAGGGAAAACTTGCTCGCCTCCGCGACGAAATCCACAGCAGGGAGGCATTTGCGGCCGGCGAACAGGCTTTTGCCGCCGGCGCAGCCTTTGCCGACAACCCCCATCGCAGTCGCGCCCGGCGAAGAGGTTGGGAGGCCGGCTGGACCTCCGCCCGGGACGCCAGTGGCTTCACCCTGACGCACGACCCCCTGACCGGGTGGCCGATCAGCGACCCTCGCGACGACGAGGAGCCGCCGCTGTGAGTGACCTTCCCATCCTCCCGCTATGGGTCACAAAGTACGAGGGCAAGTGCGCACATCTGACGCTTGAAGAGGACGGCGCCCATACCCGACTTTTGCGTCTTTGCTGGCAGACGCCGGGCTGCACCATCCCGACAGACCCGGTCTGGATCGCGCGCCGGATGCGAGTTGACCTGCCCACCTATGAGCGCGTCGTCGGGCCGATTCTGGCCGAGTTTTTCGTGGTCGCAAATGGCCGCTGGCAAAGCTTGCGTTTGCTAGCCGAGTACGAGCGCGCGACACGCAAAACAGACGCCCGAAAACAGGCCGGAGCGAAGGGCGGAAAAGCTAAAGCCTTGAAAACAGGCAAATCACAGCCTAGCAATGCTACGGTTTTGCCAGAGCAAACGCTTAGCAAAACCCTGCCATCTACCATATCCATATCCACTGAAGAAAAAGAAGAAGCTAAAGCTTCTTCCAAAAAAACGGCTCAGAAGACGCGCTTGGCGGACGACTGGGCCTTGCCCAGAGACTGGGTGGCGGACGCTTTTGCTGTCGCAGCCAAGGCGAAGCAAACCATCACCGAACTGGAGATCGAAAATGAATCCGATGGATTCCGCGACTACAGCCATAGCAAATCGGTCAAGCACGAAAATTGGCGGGCCGCATGGCGAAACTGGATCAGAAATTACATCAAGTGGCGCAAGCCGGGACATGCACCCGGCCGTGATGGCCCGCGCGCCAACGGTCAACACGGAGTCAGCTCTATCGCGGATGCAGCAATTCGGCGTCACTTCGCACGTCAAAACGGAAACGGTGTTTCCGATGATCGACGGGGAGATGACCTTTCGCCAGCGGGCAACGTCATTGACGCTCAATTTAGCCTCCTCAAATGACCTCGCGGCGGCGCTCAGGGTGGCGCACGAAAGCATGGCGCCGGCCCCGGTCGAGATGATCGAGGAATGGCTTGCGCGGCTCAGCGTGAAGACCGCGCGGCGGAAGGATTCGGCGCATGGCGACGAGCTGGCCCTCAGCGTCTACACCGATCATCTGCGCGATTATCCCGGTGACGTGGTGCGCGAAGTCCTAAGCAGCTATCGCGGGACGTGGTTTCCGACATGGGGCGAACTGGCCGAACGGCTGGACGAACTGACCGAGGTTCGCGCCATGATCCGCGACAGGCTCCTCGAAATGGCTCACGGCGTCCAGCGCAAGCAGATCACGCATGATCCGGTTGCGGAGCATCTTGCAAAGCTTCGCGATGAACTGGCCGCAGCCGAGCGCGTGGCGTCACGCTATCCCGAACTGGCCGACAGCAGCGCACGAAAGCGGCAGGCTATTGCAGACGAAATCGCCAAGCTGGAGGGGCGTGCTGCTACCCCTTCCTCGCCCTGACCCACTCGCTGAGTATCTTCACGACCAGCCAGGACCGGGAGCGCTCGTCCTTCGCCGCCAGCCGCTCGATCTTGTCCAGCACCTCCACCGGAACCCGCACGCTCAGAATTTTCGTCGCCACTGTTGACCTCGCCTGTTGCGTGTGACACCGTACACGAAACGAGGGCGGGCGCAAACACAGGGGGCGCACAGTGCACAGCAAATCCGGGCCAACTTCGTAAACGAAATCGAGAGACTTGAACGTATCAACGCAAACTGACACAACTGGGACGGGAGCTGTTTATGTACGATGGGGCGGCGGACACTCTGGCGGGCGTTGAGCTACGAACCAAGCCGTTCGAGACGGTGATGGACGTCAAGCGCATGGTGGCGCGGCGCTACGGCGTCACGGTGCAGGACATCGAAGGCCCCAGCCGCGCGCCCATGTTCTCGCATCCGCGACAGGTCGCCATGGCGCTGGCCTATCGCCGCCTGAAGTCCAAGGGGGCGTCCTACCCGCTCATAGGCCGGGAGTTCGGAGGCCGCCACTGGACAACCGTGATCTTCGCGTGCCGGAAGTTCGGGCGCAACGCCGACCCTCAGCTTTCCGAGATAGCCAGGCGCGCGGTCGATACGCGCCAGAAGCGCATTGCAGCCGCTGAGCGCAAGGCAGAGAAGCGGGAGGCCGTCCCGACCCCGCCCGAGCCTGAGTACCGCACGCGTGAGCAGATCAGGCGCCGGCACTGGATGCGCGAGGCGGGGTTCTTTGGAGGTGTGTCATGACCCGCCCCAACGCCGCCCTAGCCCTGAAGCAGGACGACCGCCCCGCATCGCTGCGCCGCAAGCCGCAGGAGCGCGTCAAGGCTGCTGACGTTGCAACCTACCTGACCGAGGAGCAAATCCAGGTTGCGGTTGCGCAGTATCTCGACGCCAAGCTGCCGCGCGACTGGCGCTGGCATCATCCCCCAAACGGCGGTTGGCGAAAGAAGGCCACGGCGGCGCGTCTCAAGGCCCAAGGCGTCAAGCCCGGCGTTCCCGATATCTGCATCCTGCGGCCCAACGGTTTGCCCATCTGGATCGAACTGAAGGCCTTCGGCGGCACACTCACGCTCGCCCAGCGCGATTTCATGGAGTGGTGCATCGCGGCCAAGCATCCGTTCAAGGTCTGCCGTTCCGTTGGCGAAGTCGAGGTGTTCCTGAAGGAGTTCCTTGCGTGACCCTCCACACAGGCTCAGGCCCTCTCCCCCAGCACATCTACTGCCATGTCGAGCGCAGCTTTGTCCGCACGGGCGAGCAGGCCGGCACAGAGCCGTGCGTGTGGTTTGGCCTTCGCGCTTACGCAGGCCGCGCATGGGGCTGCCATGTGATGCTTGAGTGTGGCGCAGTCGTCCGTGACATCCCGCTGCACGCGCTGGCGCAGTCCGTCGAAGCGGCGCCGTGGACGCTCGAATCCGCCCAGCACTGGGACTGCTACGGCGACCAGTTCTCGCTGGTCCGCTACACCTATCTGCAAGGCCTTGAAGCCCGCGCCAAGTGCGGCCCGGCAGAGCATCTGGGCGAGTACCTGTTCACCGCCTGCCCGATGCACGACGGCTTCAGCGCAGAGCCTGAACAGTCGAAGGAGTTCGTGTTCCTGGCGCTCCGCAACGGACGCTTCACGGCACAGCCAACGAACCGCGTGCTGTTTATCGAGCGCAGCTTCACCGAGGCCCAAGCGTGGCCGACCGACATCCAGCGCCAGAGCGAAGTCTGGTCGTGCGAGAGCGCGCCGGACGTTGAACTGAGGCGGGTGGTCGAGACGCTGGGGGAGGCCGCATGACCAACCGCAAGGATTTCGGGGACGTGAAAGCCGCCGCTGCACAGGCCGCCCAGCTTGTTGCTCATCGCCTCACCTGCGAGGGCTGCTCTGCCCTGCGCGGCGTGCGCCCGATGTGCCAGGCCGAAGCCTCTCCCCATTACCGCCAGCCCCGCCATGCGGGAAACGAACGGTGCGGGGTCTATTCGGTGAAGGGCGCGAGCAAGCCCGCAGCGCCGGAGCCTGCGCCCGTTTCGCGCGCGGCCATTGCCGGCGAGGTGGCCAGGCGCAAGCACAATCGGTGGGAGCGTCGGGCATGATGTTCTATTGGGGCGAGCCTGAGATTGAACGCCTGCGGGTTCTGTGGGCCAAGGGCGTGTCGTGCGCCGACATTGGCAGGCAGATGGGAACGACGAAGAACGCCGTTGTCGGCAAAGCGCGGCGTCTCGGCCTGATGCAGCGGCGGCCCAGCCGCGTTGTGAAGGTGTTCCCGGCGAGGCTGCCAGCGGTGGCCGGCGAGGTCGGTTTTGCCATCACGGAGCTGGTCAACGGCCAGTGTCGGTATCCGGTTGCCGAAACCCGTTCCGGTCATCGCTTCTGTGGCGCGGGCTGCGAAGATGGCGTTTCGTATTGCCCCGAACACAAGACAATCTGTTTCAGCGGCTTCAAGTTCCAGCGCCAACGCCCGCCGGCCGAACACAACATTTTGAGACGGGACGCAGCATGAACACCACCCAGCAGCGTCTACGGGACGTCCAGCAAGCGCTCAACGATGGCGGCTGCATCAGCACGCTGGCGACGCAATGGGGCATATCGAAGCCCGCGACTTGCCAGTGGATGGACCGCCATGCGAACCCCGAAGATCGCCGCAAGCTGGCCGAGAATGGCCGCACGCGGGGGCAGCAGAAAATTCGCGGCTTCGACCTGTCGGCGCGCATGGAGCTGATCGCGGCCTGTCGGGCTGCGGGCATGTCGTGGGAGCGCATTGGCGAAGCCATCGGCCGCAGCGGCGTAGCGCTCTGGACGCTTGCCCGTTGCAACGCCCCTGACGGCCTTGCCGCCGCCCTTGAAGACTTCCGAGACGACGAAGCCGCGTAGCGTTTCAACAATCAGAGGGACCACACATGAGCCTGCTCGAAGAACTGAAGAAACGCCGCGCCGATTTGGATGACCGCATCGGGCAACATGACAATATGATCGCGACGCACGCACGCGCCATCGAAGAGTTGACGCATCAGGCGTGCGACTTGGACGTTGCTATCGCCGCCCTTCAGCCCGACCCCATCCCCGAGCTCGAGACGCAGACCGGGGAGGAGGTGGAGATTCCGCCCGGCTTTACGAAGTGGGAGGGCGGGGAGTGGTGCCCGGTTGACCCGGGCGATAGAGTTGAAATTATACACCCCAACGGCAAACGCAGCTTTGGTTCGCCAGTAAACGTCGGGTGGCAATGGCTCAATTCCTCTGCGCCGAACGGCATCATCGCCTACCGCGTCCTCGACCCTCTTCCGTCCACGGACGATTACCACAGCCCTGAGTTTGGCGACGAGGTTCTGAGCGACGAGCCCGACGACGCCAGCGAGTTCGCGGCAGACGACACACAAGCTTCGGCTACGGAAGCCGCCAACCGCATTGAAGGCGCTTCCGAAGTGGTGACCTCCCCCGGCGAGGTCGGAGAAAGCCGGGACCATTTCGCCCTGATCGACCAGCAGACATGCGAGCCCGTGCTTCCGCATCCCGAATGGAATGAGGATGTCGTCGCCACCCGCACCTACATGGATGGGGACAAGCTTGTTGTGCGCGAGATCACGGCAGACGAGTTCTACGCGCCGATGCCAGAAAGCGAGCCGCCCACAGAAGGCTACGCGCCCGTGACCAACCCCGAGGCCGACGCTCAGGCCAAGGCCTACGACTACTACAGCCCCGAGAATGTCGAGAAGCGCAGCCGCTTCGACATCTTCAGCGTGTTCAAGCGCGAACCGGAGGGCGTGTGATGACCTGGGAAGGCTGGCTCATTCTCACGCTGGTCGCCTCCGGCATTGTTCTCGGCGTCGCTTGGTGGGGAAGGCACAAGTCATGAAGTTCGCATTCTTCCTCGCCGGCATGACCTATCTCGGCATTCTCGCCCTGATCACCGCCATGCCACCAGCCTCGCCCGTGGACACGCAGATCATCCTCGGCGGCGCGGGCCTGACCTTTCTCGGCTTCAGCGCAATGGCTGGCGACCGGAGGCGGCGATGAGCGAGCAGTTCATCGCCCAAGGCTTCTGGGCCTGCGCGGCCGTTCTCGCGCTTTGCGTCATCGCAGCAATCATCAACCAGTGGCAGAGGGGCAGCTAGCCATGAACGGGGAGACGGGGGAAATGACGGCCAGGCAGAAGCGCTTGGCGGAACTGGACCAGATCGACAGACTGACGCGCTCACAGATCAGGGAGCGCGCCAAGCTTTTGGCCGCAGAGCGCGCCGCACAGGCCAAGGCGCCGGTGCGGGAGGCCTATGAACCCGCCGTCGCCAAGCACGCAGACGACCGGGTCATTCCCGGCCTGACAGGCAAGGGCGCAATCCAGCGCCTCGACACCCTTGGCAAGCTCTGGGAGGCTGGCAAGATCACGCCGGCCCAGTATAGCGCGGGGCGGGACTATCTCGCCATCGTGGAGCACTATTTCGCAACCGCCTCGGGGCTGGCCAAGCTTAGCGAGGAGGCGGCCCGCGTCGGCGGGGATGGCGACCCCATCCGGCGCTATCTCAAGGCCCGCCCGGCGCGCAAGCAACCCGATGGACGGGTCACGGGCTACATCCCCACCCAGCGGCCCCGCAATCCCCCCAGCCATCGTCCCAGCAGCGACGGGTGGACGGCGACGAAGCTCAACGCGATGTCGGAGTTCTCGCGCATGGCAAAGCTTGTGGACAGGCTGGACCGTGAGGCGTGCACCGCGCTGTGCGTGCTGGTCATCGACCCGGCGCGGCCAGACCTGCCCGCCTTGAGCGTCGGTGCGGCCTGCCGGCGCCTGTTCGGCAGCGACATGGGTCGCAACTATGCGATCCTGACGCGCTGGTTGTGTCGCGCCTTGGACGCACTCGACGCAGAATTTATGGCGCAGGCCCGCGTCGCAGCTTGACGGGTGCCGAAAACCAATGGAGACATTTGCCTCAATCCCAGCAATTCGCTTTGAGGCGGCCCGGTTCGCAAGTTCCGGGCTTCGGGGCTGTCATGGCAAATGCAAGACTGACGCCGGAGACGGTGCAGAAAATCCGCGCTGAGGCGAAGCACTGGCCCCAGCGCGTCCTGATGCGGCGCTACAATCTTGCCCGCCAGACAATTCATGAGATCATCACCCGCCAGACATGGCGGCATGTGGCGTAGGCCCGCCCAACGTTTCACGTGAAACACTGTCCTTAACCAAGGGGGCTGGCGTGTCCCGTTTCTTCGACCAGCTCACCGAATTGGCCGGGCTCTACCCGATCAATGACGCGTTCATTGAGGCCTTGCGCCAGCGGGTGATCCGGGAATGCTCCAAGGTTCCGGTGCAGGTCCACAAGCGGATGAGGGCCGAGCGCAGGCTTGAACTGGCGGCCTGCGAGGCGATTGTCGCCATGTGGCAGGAGACCTACCTGGACGCCTGGTTCCCGATCACCATGCGCAGGGACTGGCCCCGCGCCATCTGCATCATCAAGGGCAACACGGCGCGGATTTCCTTCAGCATCGGCCCCGAGACGGAAGACGGCGGGCAGGAGATCGAGCCTGTCGAGTTCGCGGTGGTCCGCACTCCGCCCAACATCATCAGCAAGGCCCTGCGGGCTTTCAACAAGCGCGACCCGAAAGCCGAGCGGGAGAGGGAATTCGCCCCGGTTGGCACGCCAGATGGGCGGCCGGAACTGAAGCTGAATCAGCCTGTCGACCAGAAGCAAGCATTTCGGGCCCAAACAGCCAAAAAGCCTATTGATAGCAAAGCTGTAATGGTGGCGCCCAAAAGCGAAAGATCAACCCCGCCCCCGCTCACAGAGCGTCCGCCGACCGCCAAGCCGACGCGCAGGGCCAAGCTGGGGCGTTGAGAACCAGCGCGGGATGGGGTAGATTTTAAGTGTCGCGGCGGCGTGGATAGACACGCCCATTGCCTAGCCGAATGGTTGCTAGGGTTGGAACTCCGTCTCTCGGAATCCGAGGGAGACTTGCAAGCACGGAGAGCCGGTAACCAACCCGGCCCGCGACACGAAATCAGCCTCGGATGAGGCAGAACGAGACGGGGGAGTTGCGGGTTCGAATCCCGCCAGCCGATGATCGGGTTTCTAGGCCCCGTAGGCTGTAGCTCAATTGGCAGAGCGCCCCCACCCCGCCCAAACGCAAAAGCCCCGCCGTGTGAGGGCGGGGCTCAGGCCATCGGGATCGACCGGCTCAGGTATCGTTCGCCGCGACAAGGAAGGGTTTGAACCCCTGCGGCGGTTTGGCTTTGGCGGCTTCCTTTGCCGCTTTGGCCCTGGCCTTTTCGCGGGCAGCGCGCTGTTGGGCGCGAAGTTCGCGGGCCTTTTCCTGGCGGCGCTCTTCGCGCTTTGCCTCGGCTTTCGCCTCAGCGGCCAGTTTCGCCTCATGATCCTTGCGGATCCTGCGGGCGGTGGCTTCAAGGGACCAGATCGCGAGGGCAATCGAGAGGTCCAGAAGCCCGCCGACCAGCCAAACGGCCCAATCGGGGGCCAGCGGGCGGTAGGTGGCCTCGGCAGCGCTCAGGGCCTTGAGGGCGGCTGAGCGGTCAGCCTTGGCGGTTTCGACTGCAAGCGCCAGCGGCGCACGTTGGGCTTCCCACGATGCGGTTTTCGCCGCGGTCGTCTTGGGGCAGAGGCAGTCGGGAAGGGCGAGGGCCGGGAAGGCGTCGAGAGCGGCCTGCGCCTTCTCGAGCCGATCCGTGGTCCTGCCAACCTCGAGCTTTAGCGGCTCGAGACCGGCTTCGAAGGCGGCCTTGTGGGGCGCTTCGATGACGACGCCGTAGAAATTGTGGAAGCTCACGGCCTGCATGGCCATCGCAACCATCAGAACCGGGATCACGCCGGCCGACGCCCAAGAGCGTCCGAGGGCAATCACGGTGAAGGGAATGACCAGGGCCGTAGCGCCAGCGCCAAAGGCGAGGGCGAAGCGGGTGATCTGGTCCATGTCGCTCTGAAGCCAGCCATAGAGCCCGAGGGCGCCCATGGCGAAGGAAAACAGCGCGAGGAAGACAAGGCCGGGCTTGAACCCGGCGGGTTTGGTCTTGATAACAGTGGTCATTGGTCAGCTTTCTCTGATCAATCAGACCGTCCGGCGGTGAGACGCCGTGCGATCCGGCCGGGGGCTTAGGCTCCCGGCTGTTGGGTTTGTGGTCGATCCTGCGATGTCAATTCGCTCTCCGGCGGCAAACTCGCGCCGTGCGATAGTGAGAACCTAGCCGCTCGCCCTGAGCATTTCGCCGTTACACCAAGCGTTATTTCGCGAACGGCGGGCAGTATTTGATCACATTCGCGTGATCGCAAGCATTTGCCAAATCCAGCGCAAGTAAACGAGGCGCGAATACATGCACACTTACATCAAGCTAAAGCGCCCGAGGTTCGGCGGTGATGCGGTGATGCTCATCGACCGTGCCTTCTACAAACTGGACCTTGCCAAGCAGCGCGAGATGATCCGAGCGATGCTTGATCAGGGCCGCTCTGTGGATCAAGCCATAACCCGCGCCATCAATGCTGGCGCCATGCCCGCCACCGAGGCCACCCGCAACGCAGAGGCGGCCGTGCTTCGCGGACAGCCGGAGACGGCGTGATGTCGAACTATCTTCGATTGGCGGAAATCTACATGGCGCCGCATCTTTACGCCGCAGAGTTCAGGATGACGCCCAACCTGGGGGATGTCGTCAATGTCGAGCACCCCGACGTGCTGGGGGCGGTCGCAATTGGCCCCATGGGCTGGAAGAATCAGCGCGACATGATTGTTCGCGCGCAGGAAACGCGCGGGCGCGCGATCAAACCAGTCTGGTGTTAAGCCCAGCCTGAACCCCTTCCCAGCGCCGGGCAGTCGCCACTGAGCGACGCCGGCTCACCCTTCCTCAACAAAGGTCGCAGCAATGGCCGTAACCTCTGTCAACGACACGGCGACAAGCACCGTTCTTGTCGCGCCCAGCACGGCGCTGGTTGGCGTTTCCGTGTTCAACGACTCGACGGCCATTCTCTACATCCTTCAGGGACAGGGAACGGCCAGCGCGACAAACTTCAGCGTCAAGCTCGACGCTGGCGATTACTGGGAGAGCCCGGATCGTTCATATGTGCGCGGCGGCCTCACCGGCATCTGGGCGAGCGATGCGTCGGGCGCCGCCCGCATAACGACGTGGTGACCTGATGCCGCTCTACAAAGCCTCAGCATCCGAACTGGCCGCCCTTGTCGCGGCCGACACCAACACGTCCGGCTTCATCAAGGATACCGAAGGCTGGCGCATCCTGGGCGCGTCCGGCGTCGCCGTCTCCCACACCGGCAACACCTCAGAAACCGCGCTTTCGACCACCGCCGTTGCCGCTGGCGCAATGGGCCCCAACGGCATCCTTCGTGTTCGCGCCCTGTTCAGCTATACCAACAGCGCGAACAACAAGAACCTGCGCATTCGCCTCGGCGGCGTCTCAGGCACCGAGTTCGCCAACATCACGGCCACCACGACCGTCCATCACGATATCATCCGCACGATCCACAACCGCAACTCGGCCTCATCGCAGGTTGGCATACTTGCCACATCAACAAACCCCCTGACGGCATCCTCCGGTGCACTTATCGCCGGAACCATCAACACCGCCAACGCGCAGGATCTGGTGATTTCCGGCCAGCTCGCCAGTTCAGGCGAAACCGTCACCCTGGAAAGCTACATCGTTGAACTGAAGTACGGCGCCTAGCGCCTTTGAGTGGAGGACCAAGCCGTGACGACCAAACTTCGTTTTCGCCGCAATGACCCAGCCCTGAACAGGGTTGCGAACGTTTCCACGCGACTGGTTGCGGCCGGCGCAACCCTCACCATGGTGCAGGACACGCACGAGGCGAAGATCATCTGCCTCGACACCGCAGCCGGCAGCGTCGTCACGCTTCCCCCCTCCACCGGGGGCGGGGCCATCTATCGCTTTCTCGTCACCGTGACGGCGACCAGCAACAGCCACGTCATCAAGGTCGGCAACGCCACGGACGAGTTCCGCGGCTTTGTCGTGCAGGACAGCGACACGGCCACAGCCCCGAATATCTGGTGGGCGGCCGACAACGATGACACCATCACGCTCAACCGCACGACAACCGGCCTTGCGGCCCAGGGCGAGTATTTCGAGATTGTCGACGGCCTCGCCGGCCATTTCATGGTTCGCGGCTTCAGCCAGGCCTCCGGCACCGAGGCAACGCCCTTCAGCGCGACGGTTTCCTAACCCATGGCCTATGTCCGGCCCATTGTTCGCGTTCGGGAGAACAACCGCCGCATCATTCGCGGCGGCGTCTGGGACTGCGAACAGGGCCGGACGGTCTTCCAGGCGACATCGGACGAAGCCTTCAAGGTCAATGTGGACTTCACCGACATCCTGGCCGGTGGAAGCCTGACCGCGACCGTGGAATCCGATGGCGCGACCGTGACATCCAGCGTATCCTCCGGCGTCGTGACCCTCACCATCTCCGCCGTATCCAGCAATGCCGACATCGATCTCAAGGCCACCTTCAGCGACGGCCGCATCCAGCAGGAATTCCTGCGGGTGAAGGACCCGTTTGTGGGTGTTCGCGACGATTACGGCCCAGCACTGGCCAACACATGACCGACTTCGCCAAGGAACTCGAAGGCAAGGCCTACCAGCTCTGCAACGGGATGATCGAGCTGGAGGAGTTCAAAAGTTGGTTCGCCATGGCCAAGGCCGCACTTGCCCCGGACGCGCCGGCAGCTTTCACGCTTACGCCGCATCAGGCTTACGGACACGTTAGCGCTGGCAAAAACCGTGAGTTCTCCGACTACTACCAGCGCCCCTACGAGCCGATGGACGCCGACATGGAAGCTCATCACCGCAAGCTCATGGGCGGGGGAGATCCGTGAGCAGGCGCATCGTCCTGACAATCACCGATGAACTCGCCGAACGCATCTCCCGCGTCGCCAGCCATTACGACAGGGACGCAAAGACCTACATAATCGAAGCAATCGACGACCAGACCGCCATGCTAGAAGAATACCACCATCAGGAAGCCTGCGAGCAGATACGCTATCTCGTGCAGGTCGAGCCTGCGGGAAGCGCGTAGCAAAAATCTTGCGCGCCGCTGCCGGTAAAACGCCCGCAAAGGGCATGACCGCATCGCGCCCGACCCCAGAAATGCCAGTTCCATAGCTATAGCCACAAGCAAGAACTACATCGCATGACCGAAAACGCGGATGGCGAAGCCGTCAAAAACGGTCGGCCAACAATCTTCACGCCGGAACTGGCAGCAACCATCACAACTCGCCTCATGGCAGGCGAAAGCCTTCGCAGCATTTGCCGCGATCCCTCCATGCCAGCACGCTCAACGGTTCATCTCTGGATCGCAACGAATAGCAGTTTTTCGGACCAGTACGCACGGGCATGTGAAATCCGCGCTGAAGAGCTGTTCGATGAGATGTTCGACATCGCGGACAATGCGCAGAACGACTGGATGGCCAGACACGGCGAAGATGACGCTGGCTGGCAGGTAAACGGCGACAACATCCAGCGCGCACGCCTTCGCGTTGATACCCGCAAATGGGCGCTCGCCCGCATGAACTCAAAGAAGTTCGGGGACAAGGTCACCCAAGAGGTAGTCGGCAAAGATGGCGGCCCTATCGCGACCACGTCAATCGACCCCAAAAAGCTCAGCAAGGCGCAAATCGAAGCCCTTGCCACAATCCGCCTACCAGCCGACAGCCGCTGACGTTCTCGCAGCCCGCCAGCATCTGGCGCGTGAGGACGTGAAATGGTTTGCCCGGATGGTGGACATTCCCACGGTCCCGGTTTCTGCGGCCGCTGAGGAAGACAGGTTCGAAACGCTGGCAATCGATGCGTTGGCGCTGCATCACGACATCCTGCTGGATCGGCTGCAGGACCTCGCTGACGGCAAAATACGGAACCTGATGGTTCTGATGCCGCCAGGCTCGGCCAAATCGACTTACGTGGATGTGGTCTTTGTCCCGTGGTTCATGGCGCGGCAGGACCGCCGCAACGTGATCATGACGAGCTACGGCTCGGACCTTGCGAGGAAGCAGGGCAGGCGAGCGCGGCAGCTTGTTCGGTCCAGAAGCTTTGGCCACCTGTTTCCAGGCGTGACCATCTCGGCGGATTCGAGCGCGGCTGACGAGTGGAGCCTGACCAACGGCTCGGAATACATGGCAGGCGGCATCCTGTCAGGTGTGACCGGAAACCGTGCTGACCTGCTGGTTGTGGACGACCCGGTCAAGGGACGCGAGGAAGCTGAGAGCGAGACAATCCGCAAGAAGACGCGGGATGCTTATATCGACGACCTGCAGACCCGCCTGAAGCCGGGCGGCCGAACAGTGGTCATCCAGACGAGGTGGCACGCCGACGACCTGGCCGGCGGCATCCTGCCTGAGAACTGGAGCGGCGAAAGCGGCATGATCCGCTGCCGTGACGGGCAGGACTGGTACGTGCTGGCGATTGCGGCGAAGGCGACGAAGAACAACGATCCGCTGGGCCGCAAGGTTGGTGAATATCTCTGGCCGGAGTGGTTCGGGCCGGATCATTGGGCAAAATTCGAGGCAAACCCACGCACGTGGTCGAGCCTGTTTCAACAGGTTCCCTCGCCTGAGGAAGGCACATTCTTCCAGCGCGCATGGTTCAAGCGCCATGCCCGCAGGCCTGATGTGGTGAATACCTACATCACGAGCGACTATGCCGTGACGGAAGGCGATGGGGACTACACCGAACATGGCGTCTGGGGTCTGGACCCGGACAACCGGCTTTTCATGCTGGACTGGTGGCATGGCCAGACAAGCTCGGACGTGTGGATCGAGCGCCTGTTGGACCTGATCGAGCGCTGGAAGCCGCTGTGCTGCTTTGGCGAAAAAGGCGTGATCGAGAAGGCGGTTCGCCCGCAGCTTGATCGCAGGATGATGGAACGTCGCGTCTATGCCCGCATGGAATGGCTGCCCAGCATTGCGGACAAGCCGACGCGGGCGCGTGCATTCCAGAGCCGCGCTGCAATGGGACTTGTGAGCCTGCCCGAGACCGAGGACGGAGAGCGCGTGCTGTCGCAACTGCTGACATTCCCCGCAGGCAAGCATGATGACGCTGTCGATGTGTGCTCGCTGATGGGCGCTGCGATCGACCAGGCGCATTCCGGCATTGCCATGCCCGCGAACCAGCGCGTAGCGGCGCGTAGCGGCTACGCCCCCGTCCGTGAAAGCGGAGGCGCTTCGTGGAGGACATGAAGCCGGAAGCCGCTCAGGGCGCAGAGTTCAAGGGCAAGGGAATCGAGGCCTACAAGCGCATGTTCGCGCGGGCCGAGGAAGCCTGCACCGAAGCCCGCAAGCTGGCGCACCGTGACCGCGACTGGCACGACAACTTCGACGACAGCCAGTGGAGCGACGAAGAGAAGAAAACCCTGCTGGAGCGCCGGCAGCCAATCGTCACGTCCAACCGGATCAAGCGCAAGATCGGCTTCCTTTGCGGACTGGAGCAGAAGCAGCGGACTGACCCCAAGGCCTATCCGCGCAATCCGCAGGACGCCGACACGGCGGCCATCGTCACCGACGTGCTGGACTACATCGAGCAGGAGACCCGGTTCGACAACCTTGCCTCGCAGGCGTTCCGCGACCTGAACATCGAGGGCATCGAGGCGGTCGAGGTGATCGTCGAGAATGGCGACGAGATTGTCGTCAATCACCTGATGTACGATGGGTTTTTCTACGATCCGCGCTCGAAGAAGCGGGACTTCTCGGACGCGCGCTATCTCGGCTATCAGGACTGGTTTGACGAGGACGAAGCCTTCGACCTGTTCCGCCAGAAGGCGGACGACCCGAAGGAACAGGAAAAGCTCGATGCGGAACTGAGGTCCAAGCTTCAGAGCAGCTACGAGGAAGGGGCGCAGGACGAGGGCTACGAGGACAAGCCCTACAACATGTGGGGCGATGAGGATCGCAACCGGGTCCGCATCGCGTGCATGTACTGGCGCGGCCAGGGTAAGGTCTGGAACTACGTCTACTTCACGGGTGGCGGCGTCCTGAAGGAGGATGTCAGCCCGTATCACGACGATAATGGCAAGCCGGATTGCGCCATCATCGCCGCCTCGGCTTACATGACGCGGAAGAACGAGCGTTATGGCTCGGTGCGGGACATGATCAGCCCGCAGTCGGAGATGAACTTCCGCCGCTCGCAGGCGCTGTTCCTGATCAAGCAGCGCAGGACGTGGGCAAGGGCCAAGGGTATCCTGCCGGCCAATGCGAGCGAAATCCTGGCGTCTGCGGATGCGCAACTGATTGCGCAGGGCGTGCTTGGGCAGGACTGGGGCTTCATCGAGAGCGCGCAGGAAGTCGCGCAGAACTTCGAACTGCTTCAGGAAGCCAAGGGCGAGATCGACACGCAGGGTCCGAACGCGGGCCTTCAGGGGCGCGGGACGGAGGATCAGTCAGGCCGCGCCATCATTGCCCAGCAGCAGGCTGGCATGGCCGAAGAGAACGACCTCTTCGACACGCACAACGATTTCAAGCTGCGGGTCTACCGGGCCATGTGGTTCCGGGCGAAGCAGTTCTGGACCGAGCCAAAATACATCCGCATTACGGACAAGCCCGATGCGTTCCGGTTCATTCACCTGAACCAGCAGCAGCCTGTTATGGACCCGATGACGGGCCAGCCGCAGATGGGGCCGGACGGCCAGCCGGTCATGCAGATGGTTCCCGGCACCGAACTGGCGAAAATGGATGCCGACATCACGCTGCACGCGGCGCCGGAATCGCTGACATTGCAGCACGAGGAGTTCGTCCAGCTTGCCGACATGGCGAAGTCTGGCGTTCCGATCCCGCCCGACGTGCTGCTGGAAGCCTCGCAGATCCGGGACAAGGAAAAGCTCGCCAAGCGGATACAGGAAGAGGGCGGGGCGCAGGCCAAGCTTCAGCAGGCCGCGCAGCAGATCGAGGAAATGCAGAAGGTCATCGAGGAGATGCAGTCCCGGCTTCAGGACGCCTCCCAGAGCACTGAGGGCATGAAAGCGCTGGCCGAGGCGGAGAAGTCCAAGGACGAACTGCGCAAGCGCGAACTGGACAACCAGCAGTATGCGATGGACTTCGAGCTGAAGTCGCAGGCCAACGACCTGAAGGCGCGTGAACTGGAGATCAAGGAGCAGGAGCTTGCCGCAGCCCAGCGCGAGACGATGCGCGTGGCTGAGGAAGACGGCAAGGCCCGCGCTGCGGACAGCATGAGGCTGGACCAGGCATTTGCCGGCCTTGCGCAGACGCTTCAGCAGATCGCCGCGACGCAGCAGCAGACAGCGGCCCTGATCCTTGAGCAGGGCGACATGGAATCGGAAGCGGTGATTGACCGCGATCCTGTCACCAACCGCATGATCACGGCGCGTGTCGTCAAGAAGAGACGGGGAGCCGCTTAATGGCCGTCAAACTCTCAGTAGCTGTTCGGAACGCGCGCCTTGACGCCATCGAGACGGCAATCGGCACGAGCGCTGTGCTCAAGATCAGGACAGGCGCGCCGCCGACGAACATTGTGGATGCGGACAGCGGCACGGTTCTGGCGACGGTGAACCTTCCGTCCGACTGGATGGCTGCAGCGTCGAGCGGATCAAAGGCCAAGTCTGGAACGTGGGAAGACACATCGGCCGACAATACCGGCACGGCCGCGCATTTTCGCGTCTATGCCTCTGACGGCACGACGCAGCACATCCAGGGCACGGTGACGGCCACGGGTGGTGGTGGCGACATGACTGTGGACAACACCAGCTTTACCTCTGGCCAGGCCTTCAGTGTGACGACGTTCACGCTGACAGACGGAAATGCCTAGTGTCGATCGTCCACGTAAAATCCAACACGATCCCGGACTGGACTGGGTACGTAAAAAGCTTGCTTAGTTACGACCCGGCGACTGGCGAAATGCGCTGGCTGGTGAAGCGAACCCGTAACAGCAAAGCCAATGTGGGGGATTTGGCCGGAGGAGTGGATGAAAGCGGCTACATCAGAATAATGATCGACGGAAAGAAGCACAGAGCCCACCGGCTAGCGTTCATTTTCATGGGCGAGACCCCTCCGGAGATTGTAGACCACATAAACGGAGACAGGTCAGACAACAGGTGGGTAAATCTCCGGCGCGCTGACCCGTCGATCAACGCTAAAAACGCAAGTAAGCGTGTTGACGGAAAAACCATTATCACTGGCGTCGGGTATGTGCCGCGTCTTGGAAAATGGAGGGTCCGCATCAACCACAATGGGAAGTCAATCTATCTTGGGGTTTTTGAAAGCGCGGCCCAAGCGATAGCTGTCAGAGAAAGCGCAAACGCCAACCTGGGTTTTCATGAAAATCATGGGAGGCCCGGGTGTCAATCATCCATGTAAAATCGAATACGATTCCGAGCTGGACTGGAACTGTCACAGTTGGAAATTCGACTGGCGGGACGCAGACTGCGGCTGCAACTGACCTCGTCCTTCCATCGGACTGGAACAGCGCGCATAACCAGTTCTACACGCTGACGGGGAACACCAACGGCGCCTCGACGGCGAGTGGGACCAACGTCGTCCTGTCGGGCGGCAACAACGTCACGCTGGTTGGCGGCGGGGCCACGGTTGGGTTCAGCGTCGGCAACTACATCACGACCGGGGCGCTGTCGGACCACAGCCACGGCAACCCGACGCTGGCCCTGACCAACCTGTCGGGCACAACGGCCAGCAACTCGGCGGGGCTGACGCTGTCCCTGTCGGCTGCGGCGCCGGGCGGGGCAGGCACGATAGCAGGATGGGAGCCTTTTCAGGTCGGGAACAACTCGACGTTTTCGAGCCAGGGCCAGAACTCGCTTTACTTGCAGAAGGTTCGGCCAGACGTAAATTTCAGCTTCAACAATATCGAGTTCCGGTTTTCCGGCTCGTTCGTGTCGTCTTCCAACTCGCAGGTTGGCGTTCACACGATCCGTTACGGGCTCTATTCGCTCGAAACGAATGAGTCCTACAACTCGATTGCAACATCGAGCATCATCATCAGCGCCAGTTTCAACTCGAACACGGCGATGGGCTACACGATCTCGCAGGGCGCGGGCAGCTACACGACGACGAGCGGCGGTACGGTCATTGCCTCGCTGATGACGGGCCTCAAGCATCTCTATCTGCCGTTCACCAACACGCTAACCGCTGGCGGCGAATATGCGGTGGGGCTGCTTGTGTCATCGGCCACAACGGTCAACACAGGCGCGCACCGCATGGCGTTCCTCAACCAGACCGTCATCAACAACCTGACGGTTGGAAAGGTCTATGCCACGACGATGATTGCCAGTAACTCGACGCATGTGGGCGACTATGCGCAAGGCGTTTACAATACGACGACTGGCGCCATGCCTGCGGCGGTGGCCAAAAGCCAGATGACCAACGCCGTCTCGCAGGCGTTGCTCTATCACCAGTTCGAGGTCTGACTTGAGTTCACCGGCCCAGATCATCACCGGCGACTTCGCAGGCCATCACAATACCAACCTTGGGCTATCGACACAGCGCATCATCGAAGGCGCGACATGGAAACGGCAGCGCGTCATCGTGATGCTGCCCAGCGCGCCACTGATCCCGGCCAAGGTCGCGCTTTCGCACTGGAGCCTGATCTTCCCGCCCAACCAGGCGGTTCACCGGATGCTCTGCCTCGGCATGGAGGTGGGCGATGCCTATTCGCAGGCCATCTCGGAAGTGCTGGCGCACCCAGAGCTTTCGCAGTGGGAATACATCCTCACAATCGAGCATGACAACACGCCCCCGGCTGACGGGCTGATCAAGCTCATCGCGCAGATGGAGGCGCATCCGGAATATGCCTGCATCGGCGGGCTTTACTGGACCAAGGGAGCTGAAACCAGCGTTCCCCAAATTTGGGGAGATCCAAATGATCCAATTCTCAACTTCAGGCCGCAGCCTCCTGTTGTCGGTCAGTTAGTAGAATGCTGCGGAACCGGCATGGGTTTTAACCTGTGGCGTCTGTCGATGTTCCGGGATGAAAAGTTGCGCCGCCCGTGGTTCAAAACCGTCTCCGGATTGGACGGGGTTGGCACCCAGGATTTATATTTTTGGGGAGACGCGCGTAAACATGGCTACCGATGCGCGGTAGATTGTAGTGTTCTTGTCGGGCATTACGATCACGCCAGCGGGATCACGTGGTAATGGGCTGCGTCTACAAACTGACATCTCCGAGTGGAAAATCCTACGTGGGGATGACGTCCCTGACTTTGGATCGTCGGTGGGCCAAGCACGTCGAGCACGCGCTAGGCAGGCGCCAGAACGGTTACATTTACACAGCGCTGCGGAAGTATGGGCCTGACCGGTTTGTGCGGGAAATTCTTCTGGAGAGCGACGACAGAGCCGAGTTGGCCAAGCTGGAAATGAAGATGATTGCCGAGCACGGCACCTTGTGGCCAGTGGGTTACAACCTGACGACAGGAGGCGAATATCCTGCCAACCGCGTCTACAGTGAGCGCGCTAGGCGCAATATCAGCGAGGCGCAAAAGCGCAGGTTTTCTGACCCAGATCAGCGAGAGAAGAACAAGGCAAACCTTCGAAAGGGGACCAAGGTTCGACAACAAAAGTGGGCAGAAATTCGCAAAGCAAAAAAGGCGGAAAAGGCTGCTTGGCTGGCTAGCGATGAGCGCAAGGATGTTCAGTCAAAAGCCATCAAGGCTGCGCTGGCGCGCCCTGAAGTTCGTGAAAAAGTTCAGCGTGAAGCGAGAAAAAGGGCGGCAAGTCCAGAGTGGCGCCAGCGCATATCAGATTCAAAGCGCGGTAAGAAACTTCCGGCTCAGACGTCTGAGCATAAGCAACGGATCGCAGAGGCGCGGCGGAAAGAGTGGGCTGATCCCGTCATAAGAGAACGTCGCCTGCTTGCTTTGGAAATCGCACGCAAAGCAAAGGCGGCTAAAGGGTGAAGATCGACATCGGCTGCGGGCCGAACAAGCAGGCCGGTTTCATCGGTCTCGACCAGCACGCATTTCCCGGCGTTGACCATGTCGTGGCGCTGGGCCGCGCGCCGCTGCCGTTTGGAAACGAGACAGTCGAGGAAGTCTATGCCTCGCATTTCGTGGAACACCTGACGGCCACCGAACGCTGCCAGTTGTTCAATGAGCTCTACCGGGTGATGAAGCCCGGCGCGAAGATGACCATGATCGTTCCGCACTGGGGATCGACGCGGGCCTATGGCGACCCGACGCACCAGTGGCCGCCGATCTCGGAGATGTTCTTCTACTACCTCAACAAGGCTTGGCGGGACGGGAACGCGCCGCACACGGACAAGGCACACTGGCCCGAGGGCTATGGCTGCAATTTCGAGGCGACATGGGGCTATTCGATCAACCCTGCGCTGCTGACGCGCAACCAGGAGTTCCAGCAATTCGCACTGAACCACTATCGGGAAGCGGCGCACGACATCCACGCGACCCTGACCCGCAAGTAGACCCGCTCATCGCGCTTTGCCGCGCCGTCGTGGAACTCACGAACACGGATGAGTGGAAGTCGATGACCATGCAGCAGTTCGTTGCGCGTGGCGTGGAGGTTTCGGACGGGCAGGCAAGCGCCTATGACCTGTCGTTCTACTATGACCGATTGAAGGGCGGTCGCCAGTGAGCATATTCCAGCACGACGCGTTCCAGGCGGATGGCTTCCAGATCGGGGCCATACAGGGTGGAGCGGCATCCGACAGGACCGGAACGCTTTCGGTTACGCTGGAAGACGTTGCGCTGTCATCCACGTCTGCTCTTGCGCTCAAGAGCGTGGCTTCGATCACGCTGGACGCGATAGGGCTAAGTGCGGCGGGCGCTGTCGCCATCAAGGCAGATGCATCCGTTACGCTGGAGGCCGTGTCGCTGAGCACGGCCGGCGCAGTGGCGCTCAAGGGCAATGCGTCGGTCACGCTGGGCGACATCGCCTTCAGCTCGACAACGGCGCTGGCGCTCAAGGCATCCGCGACGCCGACGCTGGATGATCTGACGGTAAGCTCTACGGCTGCGGTTGCCATCACGGGCGCGCTCAGCGTGACGCTTGGCGATCTTGCGCTGTCGGCGGATGGCACGATTTCGGGCGGCGGCATTGCGGCGGCGCTTGCCGTCACGCTGGATGATCTCAGCCTGATTGCAACAAGCGTCCTGACGGTTCCGCCGACCCGGCGGCGCGGTGGACGTGGCGATGAGACCGGCAGCCGCAAGCGTCAGTCCAAATGGACGAAGCGCAAGACCTACATCGAGTGGTCGAAGAAATACTGGGACGAGCGCAGGAAGCGTGAGGACGAACTGGCCCGCGCGCTTCTGGGCGAGGGGCCGGCGCAGGATGTCGATCTGCCGGTTGCCGAGGCCCCGGAGGCAGAACCGCCAGCGCTGATTGCGCCTGAAGCGGCCGTTTCGCTGGAAGCCGAGCGTGACCGGCTGGCGGAGATCATGCAGGCGGCGCAGGCGGCCTTTGCCGAGCGCGCTGCACGTGTCCAGAAGGCTGCCCTGAAGGCGGTTGCCGACAAGGCGCGAATCGAACTGCCCTCGGAGGGCGAGAAGGCCGAGCAGAAAGCGCTTCTGGACTGGCTGGAGGCCCGCAGTCTCTGGATCGAGCGGCAGCGTGCCGAGGCGGAACGTCAGGAAGCCGAAAGGCTGGAGGCGCTTCGTGTGGAGGAAGAACTGGAGGCGGTTGCCGAGGAGCAGGTTATCCTGATGCTTCTGGCGGCCTAGGCTGGAAAACGGGGGTGGAACGCGGTAGGTTGCGGGGATGGAGAAGCCAATCGCAGTTTGGAACGATGCCGCCATTGCTGAATGGTGGAAGAACTCCAACGATTCTAGTTTTGTGCCCCCCAAACCTTCGCCAAAAGATCAGGCTTATATCGATGCTGGAGTCGATGGCTGGGGGATGTCGCGAGCTGATCGCAGAGAGAGAGACCGACTTTTAGACCAGAGTGGGAAATGAGCGGCGCTGGGAGCATGAAAGACTGATGAGCGGGCTGCGTGTCACATATCGGAGCGGGGAAGTGGTTGAGTATACCGCCGCCCGCATCGACAAACTCAGCAGGCGCGAATCGTTAGAACTTCATGGCGAAGCTTTGATGTTTGATTGTGGCGAGTTGCTCTGGCGCGACAAAAGGCTGGGCGAGATTGTACGTCGCTCATCGGTGCTGTCGCAGGAAGACCTGCAGCCCGATCCGATACACCGCGCCATTAGGGCGATGAGCAGCTAGCCGCCTCTCACATTGCAAAGAACACCGACGCCGCCCCTCAAAAGGCGGCGTTTTCTGTAGGTCCACATGAACATAAAGCCCCGACTTAACCTGAGCCGCGTTGGCTCCAAGCGTTTCGCCCATTTCAGCATCAGGCTGGATACGAACGATGGGTTGACCGTGTTCTGGTCGCTCGCGCTTGGCGGTTATGGCCCGCCGATCAGCACTCAAGCCTTTGTCACTGACCGCAGGAACAGGAAGCTGTTCGCGGACGCCTGACATTCAAAGACACAGACGGCTCGCTCTCACAGGCGGGCCGTTTTTCGTAGCCGCCGCCGGGCTCAATCGGGCGCACGACCGCCGCCGGGTCTTCATCGGGCGTTTGGAGCCGACAACGTGAAAGAAGGACAGACTGACTTCCTGGATGAGTTCGACGCTCAGGATGCTGCGCCACCGCAGACGCCTGAGCCTCAGAGCGAGCCGTCGAAAGACGTTGCCCGCGACGAGAAGGGCCGCTTTGCCCCCAAGGCAGAGGAACCCGCAACCGAACCCGTCCAACAGGGCGCAAAACCCGAGCCGGCGCAGGCCGTTTCGGAGCCGGAGCCGCCATCCGAGCCGGAAGGGTCGCACGTCCCGGTTTCTGCGTTGAAAGCAGAGCGGGCAAAGCGTCAGGCGCTTGAGGCCGAACTGGCCAAATTCAGGCAGCCGGCCGCCCAGCCGCAAGTTCAACCGCAACCAACCCCGAAAAGCCCGGAGTTCACACCTCCGCAGGTCGATTGGGAGCAAGACCCGCAACACTACGTCCAGGCCCAGATCCACTCGATCAAGATGGAGCAGTCGAAGTTCTTCGCTGTCTCCCAGTCGAGCGAGCAGGAAGTGGCCGAGGCGTGGGATGCCTTCAACAAGGCATGTGACGCAGACCCCGCAATTTCCGCGTACTCGGAAACCCTCGTCAATCACCCGCATCCGATGGGTGAAGTCCTCAAATGGCACCGCAAGCAGCAACAGCTTCGGCAGCTTGAGGAATATGGCGGGTTCGACAAGTACCGGGAGCGCGTGATCGCGGAGTACCTGGCCTCCCAGCAGGGACAGCCAGCCGCAATCACGGGCGCAGCGCCGGCACGTCAGACGCAACCGAAGCCTGCCGTTCCGCCCTCGCTGGCGAATGGCGGAATCGGCGCAGCGGCAGCTTCCGAACCGACCAGCGACGATGTCGATTTCGACAGCTTCTTCGGGGAGGCGCGCAAACCCCGAAAACGCTAGGAGCAATAGATGTCGTATACCACGACAGCCGCTGAAAATACCCTCAAGAAATGGGAAACGAACTACTTCAAGGAGTTCGTCCGCGAGTCCGGCTTCATGCCCTACATGGGCACCGGCTCGACCAACCCCTTCGTCGTCAAGAAGCAGCTCATCGACGGCGGGCAGGTCATCTCGATCCCGCTCGTCTATGCGCTGACCGGAGACGGCAAGGGCACTGACACGCTGGTCGGCTCGGAAGAAAGCCTCGTCAATCGCGGCTATGACCTGAAGCCCTACTGGCATCGTCACGCCGTGGCGATGAAGAAGTCCGAGAAGCACAACTCCACCATCGACCTCGCCAATGCGGCGCGCGACATGCTGAAGGTGTGGGACATGGACACGATGCGCGATGACATCATCAACGCGCTCTCGTCCGTGGTCGAAAGCTCGGGCGCCTACAACGAACTGACCGGTCACGCCAAGGAGGTTCCGTTCTCCGAAGCCACCACGGCGCAGAAGAACACGTGGGCGGCTGCGAACCAGACGCGCATCGTTCCCGGCGCCACGCTCAACAACTACAACGCCACGTTCGCGACCATGACGGCCAACCTCGACACGACCAACGACACGCTGACGGTCGAGAAAATCCAGCTCATGAAGCGGGTCGCCAAGAAACGCGACAAGTCGACCGGGCAGGCGACGGTTCGTCCGATCCGCACCGGCGAACAGGGCCGTGAATACTTCGTGTGCTTCGCGCACTCGCTGGCATTCCGCGATCTCGCCGCCGACATGGAGACGATCAACCTCGACGGCCGCCCCCGCAATGTCGACGACAACCCGATCTTCCAGGATGGGGATTTGCTCGTCGATGGCGTCGTGATCCGGGAAATCCCCGAGATTGCGACCTACGGAACGATTGGCGCGGCTTCGGCAACCGTCGTGCCGGCCTACTTCTGCGGCGCGCAGGCTCTGGGCATCGCCTGGGGTCAGATGCCACGCGTCACCCGCCGGAAAGAGGACGACTACGAGTTCATCGACGGCGTTGGCACGGAGTCGCTCTATTCGGTCGAGAAGCTCCGCTACATCCCGCCGGGCGGGTCGTCTGCCGTTGACTACGGCATGATCACCGGCCTCTTCGCCACCGCTGCCGACTAATCAGGAGCACACACACATGGCTGCGTATCAAGCGACTGAAATGTCGGTTCCCTGCATTCACTACCTGCGCAGGGGTGTCAGCGAGGCGGACGAAGGCCTTGGCGCTCTCACGGTTGGCGTCCTGCCGGCTGGCGCCATTGTCGTTCAGGCTGGTATCATCGTCGGGACGGCCTTCAATGGCACGTCTCCGATTGTCGATATCGGCACCTCGGGCGATGGCGATGGCTTCGCCACCGACCTTGCCCTGGGAACGATCGGCAACATCGTCTGGGACGAACTGGCGACGTCCAACGACCTCTATTCGACGTCTGAAGTCACCGTCACCTGCACCGTCTCCGCGACGGGCAACGATTCGACGGCGGGTTACGGCGTCGTCTATGTCGGGTTCATCCCGAACAACGGCAACGGCCGCGCGTCGTAACGACTGACTGAGGATGGCGGGGGCTTTCGGGCTCCCGCCATTTGCCTTGGCTTTTCCTGCAAATCTGGCATGATGCGGGCATGGAAAAGCCCGATGAATTTGTGACGTTTGACGTCATGGTTACAGCGACCGCTGCCCCGATCGATGCGACGATCAAGTTCCGCGACGGGCATAAGGTCAACCTCCGCTTCAACGAGGAGACGCCAGTTTGCGGGCCTTACACGGCGGAAGACGTTGAGAGCATCACCTACTACACCGCGACGACTTCGCCTGACTGCGTGATTTCGGTTGGCACAGAGGCGAAAGACTGATGAGCGACAGAACAATCTAAGCCGCAGAGCGCGCTAAACAACTGCGGCCTCTGGCGTGGCGATCCTTCGGGGTCGCCACAGTCATTTTACAGACCAGCGGAGATAACATGGGACTGCAGATCAAGACCCCGCAGGCATTCGTCTATGTGGCGAAAATCCCCGCGGCAAAGAAGATCAAGGGCATCGTGTTCAAGCGGGATGTGCCCGTGTCGGTGCATGACCCGAAGGTGATCCGGCTCCTGGCGCGCCTGCCCTACATGCGGCAGGCAGAGGACGCCGCTGTGCCGGCGCCAAAGCCAAAAGCCGATGGGCCTCTGGATATTCCGCAGGACTGGCAGAAGGCGCACTGGAAACGGCGCATGGCATGGGCGCGGGCAATTGCCGGGGCCGAGATGACGACGCCGTCCGAGGCCAACCGGGTGATTGCGGAACATCGGGGCGAAACCGTCGCCGCGCAGACCGAGGCGGCCTGATCCATGGCGGACGCGACGCTGGCCGAGATGCGCAACCGCGTGCTGGAAAAGCTGCACGTGCTGATCGCAGGCGAGACGGCGGAATCCGAGGACGCCACGACCATCGAGACCGTCATCGAGAACATCAACGAGGAATTGCGGGAAGACGAAATCTGCTACTGGTCTGACACGGGAACGCCGCGTCACCTCATGGAGACGCTGGCGGCAATCTACGCCTGCCATGCGGCCAACGACTACATGGATGCGCAGGAGGCAGCGGCGTTCCGCTCCGACCGCCTGACCGGCATTGATCCGGCGATGGCAAGGCTGCGTGACCTGACGGCGGCCAAGCGCCGTGTCGCGACGCCCAGCAAGGGCACCTATTTCTGATGCGTGCGGCCCTTGCCATGTCCGCAGCCCGGCCGCTTGTGACGGGGCTACCGGAGAAGTTCTGCCACAACGTCTACGCCGAGCCGAACCCGACCGATCCGGCGCGCCCGATGGTGCTGATGGAGACGCCGGGAAGCCTGAAGCGGAACACGTTCGCATCGGCCTGTCGCGGCATGTGGCAGGCGGATGGGCACGCCTCGGGCAAGGTGCTGATCGGACAGGGCTCGACGCTCTCGACATTCGATCCGGCGACCAACACCGCGGGGAGCCTCACGGGATCCATCGCCGGAACGGATCGCGGCGACTGCGCCTTCACCGAACAGCAGGCCATGTTCCTGTTTGATGGCCAGCCCTATATTTCGGACGGGACGTATATTCGCCGCGCCTCCGATGGCGTGCTGGATGACCCCAACCTGGCCATCGGATCGACGCCGGCCAACGTTGCAACCGGGGCCTTCGACTATTCCATCAATGGCGTCACCTATTCCAAGGGCGCGGTTGCAGCGGGTACAGCCCCGGGCAACGATGTCGTCCCGCTGGGGCTGTATGGGGCCGTTGCGCTGGATATCGACAGTGCGGGGACGATCACCGCCATCGAAGCCCCGGCCAACGCCACGGGCTATGCCAGCGCCTCCCTTGCGGCTGCGGCCCTGCCGACCGTGCTCACGACGCGGGTGCGGATAGGCTATGTCACCGCGTCCAAATCGGACGGTGCATTCACGTTTGGCACGACATCGCTTGCAGCGGCCAACACGACGGTTGCCTACACGGACAGCGCGGTCAACACGGGGTACACGGACCTGCTGGCCGATCATGGACAGACAGGCTTCACCAGCGTTGCAGCGCTTGGGCAGAGGTTCCTGCTGACCTATGGCTCGCGCTTCTGCTTTACCGATGTGCTGGACGGGTTTGCGACGACCTCGCTCAACTACTACACGGCGGAAAGCTCGCCTGATACGCTTATCGCCGGGCGCGTCATCAACAATGTCTATTACCTGTTCGGCACGCGCACGATTGAGCCATGGGTTCAGTCAGGCGATTCCGACGACCCCTTTGCCTTGCAGGAAGGCCTGATCCAGCAGACCGGCGCAGCCTGCCGGGACGGCATTGTGGAATCCGACAACACGCTTTTCTTCATCGACGACGCCTTCAACCCCTGCCGTCTCGGGTCCGGTTCCTCCGTCATCCTCAATCCCGAGGATCCGTGGGTCAGCGATCTTCTGCAGGACGCGGGAGCCGAGAACATCATTGCGCTGGGCTATTCAGACAGGGCGCACACATTCGCGGGCTGGCGGACGCCCGATGGCTGCGTGTTCTATGACGGCCTCACCCGGACATGGCACACGCGGGGTACGCTCAACACGGATACCTGGCGCTATACGGCCATGGTCGAGGCGGATGCGCGGGTGTTCGTCATGGATGGAACCGGGCAGTTCGACGAGCTGGGCCGGGACTACCTGTCGGAATCGATGGCCACCACGACGACGATGGGTACGGAAATCCAGCGCCGGATGACGGCTATCCTGCCGACACAGGCTGGCCGTCTGGCAATCAAGACGGTCAAGATCGAGGGGTCCAAAGGTATCGGCCTCAGCACGGGGCAGGGCTCGGACCCGCTGATCCAGATGCGCCAGAGCAAGGATGGCGGGAACACCTTCACGTCATGGATGAGCCGGAAGCTCGGGCTTATCGGCGTCTATGACCAGCGCTCGATCTGGCGCCGGCGTGGCCGGGCAAGGGATCAGGGCGTCGTGTTCGAGTTCCGCAAGTCCGACCCGGTGCGGGCGGCTTATACCGGCGTGCTGGTCAATGAGGATGGCCCGCGATGAACAATGCGCAGCTTGCAACGGCGCGGCGCGTCACGCGGGAGTTTCCGACCCTGCGCATCCGCAAGGATGGCCTGACGCTTGTTCCCGTTGCGCCTGGCGGGGCGACGGGAACTCCCGTGCAGGTGACGGACAGGATGGATGAAACGGCGCTGCGGGATGCGCTGCGGGCTTCCTGCGAGGCATTGCTTTCATGAGCGATGTCAGGCGAGAACCGAAACTGCCGCCGATTGACACGCCGCTGCTCAACGAGGACGGCCGCACGCTCAATCGCGCGTGGTATCGGTATTTTCAGGGCGAGCGGACGTTCAGCGACAACGTCAACAGCGGGACGAACCAGCTCCGGGCCGAAACGGCGGCGGCGCAGGCGGCAGCAGATGCCGCGCAGCAGCAGGCCAATGACGTGGCGGCCGAGGCGCTGGCGTTCACAGTCGCAATCTCGCCCTTTGCTGCGATCAAGACGCGCATCGGGTCCGGCAGCGCGACGACGAACAGCGTCACGGCGACGCCGACAGGCGGCACAGGCCCCTACACCTATGCATGGGCTCTGGTCACGGGCGACACGTTCACGGTGAACAGCCCGACATCCGCGACGACGACATTCACGGCAAGCGTGGGCGTTGGCGAAGACAAGACGGCGACCTATCGCGTGACGGTCACGGACTCGCTGGCCGCGACGGCGACGGCGACGTGCAGCGTCAGCATTTCGGAAGTTTCCTGATAGGAAAAACGTTTTGAAGTTCATGGTGATTGGCCTACCACGGTCGATGACGACCTGGGCCGCAAACTGGCTTTCCAGGTCAGATTTTACAGTCGTGCACGACCCACTCTATCGCGCTCATTATACGGAGTGGGGTGGTCGTTTTCAGGCTGTCAGTTGCACCGGCATCTGGCGCTGGTCCCGCTGGGTAAACGCTCAAGACTGCCGAAAGCTTGTCCTGCGCCGTCCCGAAGCTGATGTTATTTCGTCCATCAAAAAAATGGGGGCAGCAATGCACGTCCCTATTCAGGGCGGTGAGGCGACGTTGGACCAAATTCAAGGTTCGGACGTGTGGCACACGCCAAGCGTTGATCTCCTGAAGGCTTCCACGGCGAAACCGATCTGGGAGTGGCTACATCCAGATGTTCCGTTTGACGCATTTCGTCACGATGAAATGACCCGGTGGAAAGTAGAGCCACAACTCTCGGCAGCGACTGGCTCTGACAATGATCTTCTTGCTCGATTGCTTCTTGAGCTTCAAATGAAGGACGGCGCACAATGCCTTGGGCAATAATAATCCCGGCAGTCGCCAGTCTCGCCGGTGGCTATCTGCAAGGCGAGGGCGCCCGCAAGGCAGGCGAGGCCGAGGCGGATGCGGCCAATGCTTCTGCCGCCCTGCAACGCGAAGTCTATCGCGACCAGCGCGGGCTTGCGGCGCCGGGCTATCTCACAGGCGGGGCTGCGAGCAACAAGCTTGCTGCGATGTTCGGAATCGCGCCGCAGAATTACGAAGCGGCGTTGCGTGGCGGGTATGACTACGGAACGGGCGGTTCCTACAACCCAGGCGATTATGGCGGCGGCCAGCCGGTCCCGGGCCGCACGGGAGGCGGGGGCCGCAATGCGCTGATGCCGCTGGTCCGCAATGGCGGCGACAACTGGACGACGGTGGCCACAAGCGCTCCCGGCGGCTTCGACTATTCCACCTACATGCAGCAGCCCGACCTCGCGAAGGAATGGGCCAAGCCGGATGTTCAGTCGCTGTTCAACGGCAATCGCGACGCCTACGCCTACTGGCACTACAACAAGTTCGGCCAGGGCGAGGGCAGGACGCTCAATCCCGTTCTCGGCAACACGCAAAATCCGCAGCCCATTGGCGGCGCGCAGCTTGTCGGGCAGTCAGCGTCCGATCCCATGGCCGAGTTCATGGCAAGCCCTTACAACAAGCTCGCCACGGAGATGTCGGACATCGACTTCGGCAAGATCAAGGGCCAGCTCGGAGCGGCGGGCAAGTCGATATCGGGACCGGGCGAGGCGCGCTATGCCAAGACGCTGGCGGGCAATCGCTACGGTGCGTTCGGGGACTATACCAACGCGCTTCGCTCGCTTGCAGGCATGCAGCAGACGGCCAGCAGCCAGATCAGCAGCGCTGCCGGGCAGTACGGCACCAATGCTGGCGATGCGCTGATGAGTGCGGGCCGGGCCCGCGGTAACGCGCTGGCAAGCCGCTATCAGGGCATTGGTCAGGGCGTCGCGGGTGCGGTCGGCGCTGTGCAGGACTATGGCCAGAAAAACTGGGGCTGGAGCTGATGGCAAACATGCTTTCGATGTCATCGCCCTTGCCGTCGCTTCGGCAGGAGGCGCCCACCAATTCGGCCCCGCCGCCGGCAAACAAGCTCGGCGCGATGCCAACCGGCAACCCCTACATGGCGCCGAAAAAGAGGCCGCAGAACGCGCTTCTCGGTTCAGCGCTGGACGGCTTCATGCGCGGATTCGCCCCGCAGCAGCGCGAGGCGGACATGGAGCGCCGCAAGCTGGAAGGGCAGGAAAAAGCCAAGCAGACCCTCGCCCTGATGCAGCAGCAGCGTGCTCTCCCCGTCGAGCAGCGCGCCGCATGGTGGCAGCAGAACGCCGACACCATCGGCCAGATCATCGGTCAGGACGTGCGGTCGATGCCGATCCAGCCGGAGCAGTTCGCGGATCAGGCGCTTGACGGCCACATCGCCGCGCTCTCTGCGCAGATGGGGATCGGGCCGGAGAAACCTCCGGGACCGGACTATCAGTTTTTCCACGGCCAAGATGGCTTTGTCGGCCGTGGCGACAAGACGTCAGGCGGGTTCGATGTGCTGCAGCCCGGAACGCCGAAACCGCCAGAACGCCCTGACCTTCCCGAGGGTATGATGTACGGCGATGACGGGCAGGTCGTGGAGGTTCCCGGATATTCCGACATGCGCATTCGTATCGCGCGTGGAAGCCAGAATCCGGGGAGCAACACGACGGACTCTTACAGGCCGGCAACGCCAGAAGAAAAAGTGGCTTATGGTGTCGATCCCAGTGTGGCGCTCACCATCAATACGCGCACCGGAAAGCCCGATGTGCTCGTCAACCCGAAAACAACCCAGCTTTACTCGCCAACGGAAGAAAAGAACTTCAGGGGCAAGGCAAGCGCTCTTGGAACGCTCAAGTTCCTGACTGACCAGTACCGCTCGCTCGTCAACCAGCATGGGCCTGGCTTGTGGGATGGCAGCATGCAGGGCTTCGAGTGGAAAAAGACAGAAGAAGGTCAAAAGCTTCTCGCCGCACACAACAACCTGATGATGTTCCTCAAGGGTCCTGAGCTTTTCAACCTTGGCGTTTTGACAGGGCCTGACGTTGAGCGCCTGCAGCGCACGCTTCCTGAGCCCGTTGGCATGGCGGCGTTTGGGCAGGACAAGAAGACCCTCGGGATTGGTCTGGACAGCCTTGACCAACTTGTCGGCTATCAAATGGGCATGATCCCAGAGGAATTCAGGCCTCCGCCGAAGCCGACTGATCCTTCGTCATCGTGGATCGGAAAACAGGCCCAGCGCCTCATGAAAATGGGTGGCGCTCCTGCGCCTGCGTCATTGTCGCAATTGGCTCCCGGTACGATCGATGTCGATGACGACACCGGCCAGAGATACCGCTTCAAAGGCGGTGACGACACGGACCCGAACAACTGGGAGCCTGTCCAGTAGATGCCAGCTCCATGGGAAAAAGCCGCAGCGGTGAAGCAGCCGCAGCCATCGCCCGCGCCTGCGCCAGCCGGCCGCAAGCCGTGGGAAAAGGCTGCGGCGCGAACCGTCCCCGCGCGCGACAACTTCCAGATGATCAAGCCCGAGGCGCGCGAACGTGTTGCGGCGATGCAGGGCGAGCGCAGCCTGCCGATGGCGAGGCCGGCCGACCCGAACGCGCCGAACCCGATCACCACGGCTGTGCGGCAGAGCCAGGCTGATACGGGCAACGCGTTTGCAGAAGAGGCGCGACGCAGGCAGGAGCGCCGCGACGCCTCGCGCGTCAACATGGGCGATATGCTCATCACGCACGATGACAGCGGCAATCTGCGCCCGGGCACAGAAGCAGATCGCGACCTGTCCAAAGCAATGATGGCGGCGACGCCAAATGCCCTGTCAGACCTTGGCGAAGCCATTGTCAACGCACCGGGAGACATCGCGCAAACCGTTATGGGCGGGCAGCGTGTGATTCCGCGCGCAGACCTTCCGCGCGCCGATATGACCTACGAGTCGCCAGTCGGTGAAGTGGCTGGTCCGGCCATGGAAAACCTCATGCAGTTTGCGCTGGCGCGGCGTCTGGCTGGAAAGGTTGCGCCCGGCGGTGGTCCCATCGCCTCCCGTGCAAAGGATGCCGCATCGGTTCTGGCGGGCGTCGATAGCGATGAAGAGGACTGGGGCCGCCTTGCAGATATGGTCAATGCGGCCGTGCAGGAGTCTGGTTCGCCTGATCAGGTAAAGGCCGCAGTGGGCTGGCTGGCGGAGCGCGACCCCAGCAATCCCGTGGTCGAGCGCCTCAAGAACGTCATTGACTTTGTGCTTCCCGATGAGGCGGCCCGCCTTGCTGGTCGCGGCGTCGTGGCCGCAGATCGCGCGCTCATGGGGAAGGGGGCTGTCACCCCTACCAACGCAGGTGGCGCACGTCCCGGCCCCGTCACGCCCCGCAACGCCCTTGCCCCCCGGCCTTCAGTCGCTCCCGTCGCCCAGCCCGCCATCCCGCAGGCTCCTCCCGCCGCTGCTCAGGCGCGGCCTGCCGGCGCGGGGCAGCAGGCTCCCGGCGGGGCGCAGCCCGCCCTCAATGCCGTTCCCGTCTCTCCGACTGTCTCCAAGGCTCAGGCCAGAGAGGCCAAGGACACGGCTGTCATCCTCGGGCGCCTCATGCGTTCCGGTGGGATCAAGAACGACGCGATACGTCGGTATCTGCCGGGACTGATACAGCGATATGAAAGCCTGGGTGACAGCCGCGTTCCCCTTGCGCGTTTCATAGAACGTGATCTTCCGCAGCATTTTCCTGAAGGGGTTGCGGGTGATGTCACCGCAAAGCTTCGCGGGTTTGGACGCGAACGCGATGCGAGCACAGGCCCGAAGGATACCTCCCGCTATACGATGCAGGAGACGAAAAAGGGGCTTCGCAGCTCGCAGCAGGATCATCTGACAGAGGTTATCCGAAGCAACACATACAAGAAAGAACTGATCGACGCTGAGGACAAGATCAGGGCGGACATGCGCCTTAACGCAGAGGCGGGGTATGAGACAGCGCTTGATCTTGGAATCGAGAAGCTGGTCAGCCGCACAGCAAAGCCGGAAGAGTTGAAGGCTGCCGAGACGCTCAAAGGTTTGATGGCCTCGGAGCCGTTTACAAGTCGCATCCCGGAGCACGTCAAGGTGCAGGCGATGCGAACGGGCAAAACCATCGAAGACATGATTAAGGAAGACCCGTTCCGCACGGCGCACTGGCTGCAATCAGCTTTGGGCAAGGCAGAACGGGCGGCGCAGGGACTTGGAGGAAAGGCCACACCCGAGTCGCTACTCTACAAGGAATTGCGCGATGCTGTGCTGGAACCGCTAGAAAATTCTATTTCTGGATACAAGGGCGCCCGCAATGCCCACGGCGACCTGTTTGGAGCCGATGAGGCGCTGGAATTCGGGGAGGACTTGTTCCTTGCCGCTCGCTCTGAAGTCGAGACGGCCCGCAAGGCGCGTGATTTCAACAAGCTGTCCAAGCAGCAGCAGACTGTTGCGACCATGTCGATCCGCGACAAGCTGCTCAACGAGTTTCGTGGCACGCCAGAGGATGCGGCAGCCAAGCTCACCCGGATGCAGCAGGAAGGCGTTCTCAATGCCATTGAGCGCATCCTTGGTGCGGATGGTAAACGCATCACGGCCGCAATCCGTGAGACGGTCGAGGAAAACGACTGGCTGAGATCGATCGATCAGGGCTCAGGCTCGCCTACATTCGGTAATGCCGCCGGCGCACGGGATGCTGCCGAGAATGTCCGTGGCCCGATCAACAAGGCTGTCGGATCACTTGGCGACAAGCGCACTTATCTTGGTGCAGTCGTCGGTGATGTGGTGCTGTCCAGCGTCGGCGTTCCGCCAGTTCTGACGGTTGGCAAGGCGACCAGTGACGCAGTCGGGGCGGCGGGCAGGCCCAGCGCGCGGCAGTTGTCGAATGCGACGAAAGGCCTGTTTGGCCTACCAGAACCCAAGCCTACAGGCAATGCGCTTGCTTCGCCCCCGCGCCAGCCTCGTGCGCCGCGCAAAGCCAAGCCGCCCGAACAACTCGAAGCCGATCTCGAAACGCTTCTGAAGCAGTACGACCAGGTTGATCATCGCAACAATCCGACCGAGTCGGCGCGCATCCTCAAAAAGATTGACGCGCTGAAAAAGAAGATTGGCGTTCCTTCCACACGCCCCAGCGGCTCCCCTCCCGATCAGGCGGGGTTTGGCGGCCGTCCCAAGCCCCTGCCGATGGACGAAGCCTCTCGAATGCAGAGAGCGAGACAGCAGGGGTTTGATGTCGATACGCCGCTGTTCCATGGGACGAACAAGGACATTGAAGCGTTTGCCGTTCCTCCGCCGTCGCGCGCTGGCTTGCGTGAGGATGACGCTGTTTTCCTGACGGACGCGCCGGACCTTGCGAGCAGCTACGCCAAGGGCGAGGGTGCAAACGTTATACCTGTATTCGCCCGCGTGAAAAACCCCTTCCGTTATGATGCGAAGGGAGAGAACTGGGTTCGTGCGTGGCCGTCTGCCATGGTGCGCGCCAAGCGCGGCGGCCATGATGGCGTTATCGTCACGAACGTCGATGATTGGGGCGACGCGAAGGCTGGAGCCGACGCCAGAAACATGGGCGACAAAATCCTCGGCAGGCCCCGCGCGCTTCGCACGGTCTACGCCGTCTTTGACCCCGCAAACATCCGCTCAGTCAACGCCACCTTCGACCCCTCCGAAACACAAAGCAGCAAGCTTCTAGCTGGTACAGGAGGAAAAGCGCGCGGCATCGTAGACAATCTCAAGCAGGATGTGGCTCTTGCTGGTTTTGGCTCAGTCGGAGGCTCGTTCGCCAATCAGGACGATCCGCAGGCTGGCGCTCTAGGCGGTATGGCGCTCGCGCTTGGGGCCAAGTACGGCGGTCGCGGCGCTCGTGCTCTCGGCAACGCGCTGAAGGGCGGGAGGCCTCCGAAGGGGCCGACGCCGAAGGGGGCTGGCGTGTCGCTTCAGAACGCCGAGAAAATCCTGGCTGACTTCCGCGTTGCCCGCGAACTGTCAGACGAGCAGCTTGCACCTGTAGCCGATGCGATCAACAAGGAAATGCGCCGTCTTCAGACCAAGACTGTAGACGTGAACGGCGAACGCATTCCGTATTCCAACACCACTGAAGGCTATGAGCGCGTCATGCGGCTCAACGGCCTACTCATGAATGCCTTCAAGAATGCATCTGGCGAGATCGACATCGCAAAGGCGATGCGCTGGGCCGAGAAGAACGACCCTGACCGCGTTATGCGGGTGGAGGCCGGGCGTGCGGCGAATGATATGCAAGATGGCGTGCGGCGTACCGAGCGCGCCACCCCCAAGCCCCCGCCCCGCGCCCAAGGCTTCGGTGGATCAGGCAAAGGGCCGGCGGGGAAGGGGCCGCAGATGTCCGGCAAGGTCATCTCGGAACTGGAGCGTGCGAAAAAGACCCTGCCGCCAGAGGTGCGCAACAAACTAGCCGCAAATGCCGCCAAGCCACCCGCCCTGCGGGTTTCGGCCGCAGAAGCGACGGGGGACGACCCGTCCATCTACGCCATGGCTGCCCCTTTCCAGCGCTCCCGCAAGCCGCTCATTGCCCGTCGCGCGCCGCCGAACATGGTAGAGAGGGGCGTCAACGAAGGCATGGCGCGCGTTGAGGCGCAAGCAGGCAAGCCGCCGCCATTGGACGAAGCTGGCGAGGCTGTGCGGCTTTCAGAACGCCAGCGCCGGGCCGCCAAAGCTGACGCACAGACTACAGCCAACAGGCTCAATCCCTACGCCAATGAGGCCGCAGGCATTCCTGACAAGCCCCTTCCCAAGCGGGTGGCTACACGTGAAGAGGATGCGACGAAGCTTGCCATTGCATCGCGCGAGATGCTGGCCAAGCACCGCCTCACCGCAAACGAATACGAACAGGCCGTGGCCTACGCCAATGCACGAAAGGCCAAGATTGCCGACGCCCTGCTGACGGGTCGCGTTGCCCCTCCCGGCCGTCCCGGGGCAACATCTACGGGTGTTCTTCCTGGTTCCGCCGGGCAGCCCCTTCCGCCTCGCAGGATGTCCCCCGTGTCGCGTCGGGAGGCCGATGAGATGGCTGCGCTGGTGTTCGACAAGGAGCGGGCCCAGTTGCTCGATGACGTTCTGTCTGGTCGCGTGGTCCCGCGCAATCGCTCGGCGCATCACGCGGCGTTGCTGCTGGCAGCCGGATCAACAATTGGTGCTGTCGGCGGTGCGGCTGTCATTGCCGATATTCAGAACGCGGCAAACAACCGGCGTGCGGCAAACGCGGATCAGAAGGCAGACGAGCCTGTCTACGACAATCCCGGCGATCCTCGCTTCGTGTGGGATTGGGAGAAGGTGAAGTCTGAGCGCAACCCGGCGATGCAGAACATTCAGATCCAACTCAACCGTCTGCCGCCGAATGCGTCAGGCGGAAGGTACAACCTGAAGACAGACGGCCGCTGGACCAAAAGTGGCGAGACGGATCGCGCGATCCGAAACTGGCTCTACGAGAATGGCTTCGATCCGAATGGGCCGTTCACGATGGATCACTGGACGTTGCTGGACAAACAGGTGCTGGAAGGCGAGCAGACTACCAGAGCGGCCCCCGCCCGTCGTTCCCGCGATGCCATGCCCACGCCGTGAAGATGACGCACAGCGCAAAGACTGCGAAACCTGACCAGTAGCCCGGAAGCTGAAGCAGTCCGGGAAGACAGAACGCAACCGCCAACAAAATGACAGCTTGGATCGTGTGATCGACCAGGTACGGCATTCGTAAATCCTAACACACCGACCCAGCCCTGAAAACTCTCGGGGCTAACCCTGAACCAGCATCACGTGCTGTTCGCCTAATGCAAAAAGGGTGCTAGAACAAACGAGCCGGAAGGAAGCGACAACTTCCAACCGGCTCTGACCGCAACCGCTCGGACAAGGAGCAGAAGATGGCTAAGCAAGCAGATACCACGAAATCGCGTGCATTGCGCAAGTGCCGCTTTGAAAGCTGTGATCGAACGGTCGGCACTAAAGGAGCAAAGGGACTTTGTCCTGCACACTACAGGCAGTCTAAGGTGGGCGAGCTGCGCCCGATCATTAAGAAGATGCGCCGAGTGCCCGGCGCGGTGTGCTTAGTAGACGGGTGCGAAAAGCGAGATGGGCGGTTCTCTGCTGGCATGTGCAATGCGCATTATCTGCGCAGTTACAGGCACGGTGATCCAAACATTCTCTTGAAAACGCAGGACGGGGAGCCTGCAAAGTGGATAAAGTCGATGGTTGGGTTTTCTGGGACAGAATGCCTGACATGGCCATTTGCCCGCGACCCAGGCGGCTATCCGTGTAAACATACATTTGACGGGAAACCCATTCGAGCGCATCGCGTCATGTGCATACTTGTGCACGGCGATCCGCCGTTCCCAAAAGCGGAAGCGGCACATTCTTGCGGAAACGGAAATCTAGGCTGCGTGAACCCAAACCATTTGAGTTGGAAAACTCACGCAGAAAACATGGCCGACTTGGCCATTCACTATCGAGAACGCCGCCGCTAGCGGACGCTTAGCCGACCACCTTGTTGAATTAATCCCAACTCAACGCCCCGCCCTAACCGGCGGGGCGAAACCATTTCTGCATTTGTCGTCGGAGCCATGAATGGCCTACATCCCATTTTTGACCAACCTGATCGGCATCGGCGGCAGTGTCGAGGCGGGCGGGCTGCTCTACACATATACGCGCGGGACTACGACTCCGCTGCCTGTCTATTCAGATGCGGGTGTCACCCCTGAAACCAATCCGGTTGTGGCGGATTCGCTTGGTCAACTGTCGATTTATTATAGTGACACGCAAGAGTTTAGCTGGACGGCAAAAACAGCAGATGGGGCAACGACACTTTGGAGCGCTGATGTCGTTGGATCGACGCTCACTTTTACATACCTGAATGACGCCTACGTCCCCTTCGACACGGGCCGCATCAATGTCCGCAATTACGAGGTCAGCGGACAGACAGACTGGACGACGGCAATCGAACTTGCAGCCGCAGCGGCCTATGCCTCGGGCAAGGCGCTGTGGTTCCCGGCGGATGACACGGCCTATGTCACCGACTGCCAGGAGTTCGCCAGCGCAATCAACATCCTGCTCGACCCTGGCGCGACGGTCCAGCTCAAGGCAAGCGCGACGCTGGACAGCAATGCGCTCTACATCTTCCGCCTCCGTGCATCGAACTCGTCCATCGTCGGCGGGACGTTCGATTTCAACCGCGCCAACCAGGATCGGTCAGCGTACAATACTGCCGGCGGCGCAGCGGTTCGCTCCTACTGGGGCGTTGTGGCGCTTGGAACCTCCGCGACGCATATCGAAAACGTCAGGATAAACACCACGGTCATCAACGCTGCCGACTACGGCGTGGCGTTCCAGTACGTGGATAACTACGACTCGGACGTGGAGGTTCGCACGTCAGGATCGGGCGTGCTGATCAAGGACTGCGACGGCGGCATCAGCCGGCGGGCGCGCATCTCTGATCTCGACAACAGCGACTGGAAAATCTACCCGCACGCATTCGACGTCTACAACTGCGACGGCGGCCAGATCGACAATATCGAGATCATCGATCAGGCCGGATACGACACATCCTCCGGCAACTCGCTGAGCGACTGGTTCAGCGGCGTCACGATGGCCGACAATGACAACCTCAGCGGCTCGAACTGGTACGTCGCTGCGAAGAACGACACGACGATGACCAAGAGCGTCGGCGTTTCGATGCTCGGCCTCACCAAGTCCAATTTCTCGAACATCACGATCAGGCGCTACACGTCTGTCAACTGGGAGATCGGCGCGCTCGACAACTGCAACTTCACCAACGTCTATGGCGATGGCGAGTACATGACGACATCGCTCTGGGCGGGCGAGGCGCAGCAGGGCTGTCACGTTCTCAATCAGGGCCTGTATTCCAACCTCACCAGCCGTATTCGCCGGCCGGTGATGAACTGCACGTTCACCGACGTTGAGATGACGCGGATGCTCGCCAAGGGCCTGCTGGTCTATGTGGCGATGGATTGCCGGTGGATCGGGGGCCGGTTCAACGGCAACCAGTACGGCATCGACCTCCGGTCGGATTCGCAGAACGGGTCTTTCCCGACGCCGGAAACGCAGACGACGGCGCGGCTCCGGTTCATTGGCGTCGAGGCAAAGTGGAACGAGATCGCCGGCTTCTGGAATGGCGGATCAACAGACGTTTTCTGCGAGGCCTGCGATTTCTCGAACAACGGCCAGGCGGTCAACAATACCGCCGACGCCCTGCGCCTGTCAGGCACATATTCAAGCCCGACGGCGGGCTATTACGGCAACGATTCCGCCACGACTGTCGCGCGGACGCGCCCGGTCCTGTCCAACTGCATCATGCAGGACGACCAGACCGTTACCAGCCGGTTCGGGTCGGTTGATCCGTCAGCGCCGACGATTGTTTCGGTCGAGAACCCGGAACTGTATGCATTCGGCCAGACGGTCACGATCAACAATGGCGCGACCGGCCCGGCTGATCTCATTGCGCAGATCCGCGACATCAACAATGACGAGCTGACGCTATCGACGGCGATGACCAATTTCCCGCTTGTGGCGGGGACGGGCACGATCACCACCAGCAGCACGGCTATCACGTTCTCGTCCGACCAGAGCGCCATCATCACGGGCCGGATGTGGATCAAGAACAGCACAAACTATCGCCGCGTCATTGCGGTTGCTGCTGGCGGGCTGAGCGGTACGCTCGAAAGCGCTTTCCCGGCCAACCTCACGGCTGCCAGCTTCGATATCGTCAAGACCGAAGTCGAGCAGATGCGATCGCAGGACTATGGCGTTTACACGCTGTCCTCGACGCGCGACGACGGATTGCGGGTGATTGATCCGCACTGGGGGGTCGGCAACAAGACGGCTCACTACAGCGTCGCGGGCTCCACCTACTGGGGCGATGTCCTGTCATTCGCAACCTATGCGGAGATGCAGGAGTACAATCCGCGCAATGGCCAGATCGTCAACGTGCTGGGCCGGACCACGGCAGGGCGCGGCGGCGGGCAGTTCCGGTTCACGACGACCAGTTCCACCACGCCGGTCACGAACGATCCTCAACAGGGCGTCTATGTTCCGCCCGCATCGGACACCAGCGGCGCGTCAGGTGTATGGATCAGGGTGCTGAGCAACTATCGCCTTGTCACGCCGGAAATGTTCGGCGCTACGGGCGATGGAAGCACGGACGATTATACGCCACTGCAAGCGGCGATCGACTGGCTGGAAATCACGCAGACCGGGAAATATCGCGGTGGCACGCTGCTGCTGACATCGCGCTATGCGACCAGCGACAACCTGCTGATTGATGATACAGGCATCACGATTGCGGGGGATGGCTCAGAACGTTCGGCGGCGGCCTCATCCGTCAACACATCGCCGCTGATCATCGGCACCAAGACGACGGAGCCGGTCATTCTGGTGCGCGCGTCTGATACCAAGCTAAAAGGCTTCAACGTCGGAGCCTCGGCTGCACGCGTTGCGGGCACGACATCGACTGGTGACAACACAGTCTGCGGCATCATGATTGCCACGGCTGACACGGGCGGCGCTGCGTCCATGGTCCGCATTTATCTCGAGGATATCGTTGTCCGCGATCAGGTGGACGATGGCATTCACATATGCGGTGAAATCGCAAGCGTGACCATGGAGCGTGTGGCGGTCAAGGACAACGCTCGCCATGGTTTCCACATCGACGACGGTACTCTGGCGGCGCGGTCAAATCTGGCACGCCCCGGCATCATCACCATGACCGATTGCCGCGCCGTGGACTCGGGCGGTTACGGCATCGCCTGCGGCCATCCGAGCGACTCGACCAACGCGCCCTACCGTCTCGTGCTCACCAACTTCGAGGGATACCGGAACGGTCTTACGAGCGGCAAGCTGTACTCGACCTATGAGAGCTGCCACTTCCTGCGCGGTGAGCAGATTGTCTCCATCGGCTGTGCCTTTGCAGGCACGGGCGCGGGCAACGTTGCGGCGCGTTCGTGCGTGCTTGTCTCTGCGGCGGATGCCCAATTCGAGAGCTGCCGCTATATCGAAGCGTCCGGCTCGCACTTCGTCAGCATTCAGGACATTGCCGGGTTCTCGACGCGCTTCGTCCGTTTCGAGGGCGGGGCTGCTTCAGTCTCCGGTTCCGCGCTGTCCTACTTCGCCACCATCGAGGCGGGCTCGCTTCAATGCCGGATCGACAACGTGCGTGGCATCGTCAACGAATACACCGCCACCAGCGACCGCGAGACGCTCACCATCGCCTCCGGCGTCATTGCCGCCATCTTCGAGCATCATCTCGTTGACACCGAGGCCGCAGCCGCAACCGACGATATCGACACGATCAATGGCGGCATTCAGGACCAGATCGTGCGCTTCCGCTCCGTAAACTCTGGCCGCGATCCAGTCTTCAAGAACGGCACCGGCAACATCGTCTGCGGGGCAGACCGCACGCTGTCCAATCTCGCTGATGAGATCGCATTCCGGTACGACGCCACAGCGGCCAAGTGGAACATGCTTTACTTCGGAGACAATGCCTGATGATCCCGCAAGACAACGTCTCTGAAACGGGCCAGGTTCTGGCGTGGATGGATGGCGATGTCATCTGCCTGCACTGGATTGTCTGCCGCTTCTCGAAATCGCTTCAGAGGTGGGAGACCTACGACGAAGCCGACGCGCGGCTGCGTGAGGAGGCCGGAGCGCCTGACAATGCGCTTGTGGTCAACGAGAACGATCTTCCCCCGAAAGCGGCCCGGCATTCAGCCATCATCCGCGAAGGCCGTGTCGTGGCCTCGCCCTCATGGCGATTGCTGCAATGGCAGCGGAAGGTTGACGCCAGGCTGGCCGAGGCTGATGCAAAGGGCGGCCCCCGCGCCATGCGGGAAGCGCTGGCAATGTCCAGCCCGCGCATTGCTCATATCGAGGCATGGGCCGTGGAACTGCGCGGGCTGACATGGGACGGCGAGGGTGACGAACCGCCCATTCCGGAGCTTGGGCCTTTTGTCGAGCGCAAGCCCGTCATTCAGGAGCCCGAGCGCCGGCGGGACGACCTCCTGGACTTCGACGACGCAATCCGCGACCTGCCTCCGATACCGGATGACCTGTCGCAACTGATGACCGGCGACGAGACGCTTGGCCGGGCTGTCGAGCGCCTGACGCCGGGTGTCGATGAGCTTCTGGATATGGCTTCGGCGCTGTCTGAGTCATCGCTTGAAACGGCTATTGCCACCATTCCGCCGGAGCGGGTCAACGAGTGGACCGAGAAGCTGATTACCGAGAAGGCGAGGCTGCGTCTGTTGCGCGGCACCGATCTCGAGAACTTCCCGCGCGAGAACCTCGTCAATCGCGTGCAGACCATGTTTGCGCAAGTGGGCGCCAAACGATGATTTTGACAGGGGCTGGGCGCAATGGAAATACTGCTGAAGGAACAGCTTGAGCTTCAGAAGCGCACGGCTGAGCGGACGGACTGGGACAAGATCGCGGCTTTGCAGGAAGCCGTTTCCGTCCTGAAGTCGCGCTTTGAGGGCGCGCTGGACAGCATCCGCGAAAGGCTTGGGGATGCTGTGGGCGATGAAGATATCAAGGAACTGAAACGAGAGTGGGAGACGGCATTGCGTGAAGCAATAAACGGCATCCGCGAACACTTCGCGACGGCGAACGAGAACCAGTCACATGCGCTTCTGGCGCAGGTCGAGCTGATGCTTGCGCGCGACCGGGAAGCGGCGGCGAACGAAGCAAAGAAGACGCGACAGCAATTCCTGTTCCTGATCCTCGGGGCGGTGCTGTCAATTTTGGGCGCGCTGTTTGTGTTTTGGGAGACGACCGCGCGCCTGTAGCGCCAACGGAGGGCTGGGAATGGGCAAGTTTCTAGACAAGTTCCTTGAGTTCAAGAACGAGGCCGATGCAACGCGCAAGTTCGCGCTGTTCGCCGTCGTCATCATCACTTTCGGTCTGGCTTCGTTGTCCGTTACGGGCATCGTTGCGACCGCCAACTGGAACTGGCTGAGCGCCCTTCCCATCATCGGCATGATTGTGGCCGTGCTGGGCGCGGAGCTTCTGGCGACGGTCGCCTTTATCCGCATGCTGACCGCATCGACCCGCTGGCGCAAGGTGGCCGGCGCGCTGATCTTTGTTGGCCTTGCTGCGGTCGGTGTGAAGAATGCCGAGAACGGCGCCCATGTGGTGTGGCCGGATCGCTTTGCCGAAAGCTCCTCGTCTCTGGCCGCCAAAGCTCAGCTTGCAGGCGAGGAAGCCGGGACGCTGGGCGAAGCTCAGCAGGCGGCCATCAGCGGGACCGGCGCCGAACTGGAGCGCGTCAGGACGCAGATCGCCAATCTGGAAGTCGAACAGCGCAAGATGGCGGCGCAGTCGCCCGAAGGCGTTGCCGAAGCGCAGGCTCTGCTGCTGGCCCAAGGCAAGTATTTCGGCAGGGTCGATGGCATTCGGCAGGACTTGACCGAGGCGGCCATGCGCCGGCGTGGCGAGGAGATCGGCGCGGAACTGGCCGTGCTCAAGGCGCGCGAGACAGGGCTGTTGGCAGGGCAGGCGAGCCCGGTCCAGCAGGCAACCACAGACAAGCGCCTGTTGCAGATCGAGCAGGCCGATGCGGCCAGTGCTGCCTTCTGGGCATGGTTCTGGCTCATCCTCATGCTCTGCGTGCTGGAAACTGCCCGCTCGCTGTCCCTCTGGGCGCTCATCACCGACATCAGCGCGAATGACGCCAAGCGCGACCGGGAGCGTTCGGACGAACTGGCCGAACTACGCCACCGCAAGGAAGTGGCGGACATGTTGGCGTCAATGGCCCCAGCAGCCCCGCCTGTCGCGGCTGAGCCTCCCCCGGCCCCACCCCCACCCCCGGAGCCAGAACCCGCACCAGCGGCCCCGCCAGAGCCAGAGCCCATTGTTCTGGTCGATCCCCCGGCCCCAGTGAACCAATCCGCCCGCAAAGGCGGAAAGAACTCGTCCATGAAGAAAGCCGCAGCCAAAGCGGCGCGTAACCGCGTGTTGATCCTTGCTGACCGCAGCAATGCACAAGCCATGAAGGTTGCCGCAGAATGAAAGACTGGCTCGCTGTGGACCTCGGAACTCGCAACTCAGCCGTTGGCTATTACGGCCCGCGCGGTCCAGAAGTTCTCAAGGTGGACGGAGAGGTGCTTGTGCCCTCGGCCGTCATGCTTGTCCCCAAAGATGATCCTGCGCAGCCGTGGGAGATGGTGGTCGGCCAGCGCGCCCTTCGCGCCCGCGAACGCTCGCCCCGTTCGCCCTACTGCTTCACCAGCTTCAAGCGCCAGCTCGGTGCGGTTTACAACCGCGAGGAAGCTGTTCCCGAGCAGATGGTCCCGGCGGATGACGGGATGCTGCATTATGAGGGCCCCAATGGGCACACATACCCGCCGGAGGAACTGTGCTGCGAAATCCTCGCCTACCTCAAGGAATCTGCTGAGGCGAAACTCGGGAAGATAATCAACCAGGCCATCATCTGTGTCCCGGCAAGCTACAACATCGCCCAGCGGAACGCGCTCCGCAAGGCGGCAGCCATGGCGGGGTTCGATGAGATCGAGCTTCTGGACGAGCCCGTCGCTGCGGCGATTGCCCACGGCTTTCAGGAAGACGCTGACACGGTGAGCCGCATCTTTGTTGTGGACGTCGGGGCGGGAACAACGGACACGGCAGCGTTCGAGATTGGCGGCGGCCTGTTCCGCGTGCTTGGCACAAACGGCGCGGCGCTCGTCGGCGGTGATGATTGGGATCGCCGGTTGCGCAGCTACATCCTTGGCCTGCACGAGTTCGAGCACGAGAACTCCGAACTCACCACGAAGCCGGACGCGATGCGAATGTTGCTGGTCGAGGCCGAGAAGGCCAAACGTCGCCTGTCGGAAGACCAGCTTACAGAGTTCCGCGTCGAGGACATCGATATCGACAAGAAAACGGGAGAGGATGTCCACGTCATCCAGAAGGTGAGCCGCGACCACATGGACGAGGCGACCAAGGAGCTTCTGGGCGACATCGAGGATGCGATGGCGCGCACCATGGCGCAGGCCAAGGAAAAGGACCCACGCTTTTCGATCAACGATATCGACGCGGTTATTCTGGTCGGCGGCCAGACGCGCGTCCAGGCTATCCAGAGAAAGGTCGCGCATTTCTTCGGCAAGGCCCCGCGCTCTGATGTGGACCCGGAACTGGCGGTCGTGCTGGGCGCGGCGGTCAAGGCCGGCATCCGCGAAGGGCGTCTGGCCAGCATCACGCTGGAGCATATCACCTCGCACAGCTTCTCCATCGAGACGCATGACAAGCCGGAAGACGTGGCGACCGAGATTGTCCGCAAGGGCACAGCCTACGGAACGAAGGCTACGTGGTGGCTGCGTCCACGTGGGGACGAAGGCCAGTCGATCATGACGCTTCGGCTGCTTCAGGGCGACTTCAAGGAGCCGCATATGAACCTGCTGGTTTGGGAGCATCAGATCCCGTTTGATCCCGATGCCGTTGAAGATGTCCAGATGGATGTCGAGATCGGCCCATCAGGCGAGCCTATCATTGATGTTGCGGGCGTATCATTCGGCAGGGTGACATGAACGACGCGTTGCATGTTGGCGAATGGTTCTTTCGCGAAATCGACGAGTTCGAGAACGCGCCGCACGATTGCAGGCAGACAGCGGACGGATGCGCACTGGATGCGTATTTGTGCCCAAGCGACCAGTGGACCATTGGCGATGGCTGCTGCTTCTGGGAGGATGGCCGTCCGGTCAAAAAGGGCGATACGCTGCCCGATGATGAGACGCTGCCCGAGCGTCGCCGCAAGCTTCTCGCCTTCAATGCCAAGTATTGCGAGGAGTATGTCCGCAGGCACGTCACGGTTCCGCTCAACCAGAACCAGTTTGATGTGCTGTGCAGCTTCCGCTTTAACACGCGCGAGACGACGCTGAGCGGATCGTCGCGGTTGCTTCCTGCGATCAATGCGCAGAAGTGGCAGGACGCTGCGATTGCCATGACAGAGTTTGTCTATGGCTCCGGCTCCAAACGCGGGCCAGCAACACTGCCGCCGAAGGGCTGGGACGTTGCGAAGATCGGCGGCGAATGGTGGGCGATTCCGCCTGAGCACATGACGGGCGCCGAGCGCGTGTCGCTGGGACCGGAAGAGAAGACCTACCCCTACCAGGACGCGCACCGAGGCCTGCTGCGCCGTCGCCTCTGGGGCGCCCTTGTGTTTCTCGGATACGATCCGCGCGATGTCACGAAAGACAATGACGTGGCGCTGCCGACAAAGGCCAAGCTGCTGTCGTCTGGCGTCTGGCGCGACAAGATCAGCGAGGAGGGGCTGACCACACTGGCGCATGTTCGCGCGCGCGCATCGCTTCTGCCGCCTTCAGAGCTTGTCCTTTCCACCCCCATCAAAGCTGAGCCTGTCAGCGTCCCTGCAGGAACAGCGGGTCAGCCGGAGCGCCCCCCCCAACCCAGCGCTCCGGCTGTACCTGCACAGAAACCCGCTGCTGCGTCCCCGGCAGCGGCCTCGGCGGCGAGCCCCGGCGTATCTCAGGGCTCGCCGCCACCAGTTGTGAACGTGCCTGCGAAGGTCGCGCCTCCACCGCTTCCGAAGGATGCAGCGCCAGCGAGCATCGAGCCTAAGGACATGATCCTTAGCAAACGTTTCTGGGGCCTCACGGTCACAGCGCTGGGGACGACCAACCTCCTGCCGCAAGCCGCGCAAACGTGGATCAGCAACGAAGGCAATCGCGAACTGATCACATGGCTCGTCGTCGTGCTGATCGGCTTTGCGCTCTACAAGTATGGTCAGCACAAAGCGCGGAAGCCGCTCAAATGAACATTGCAGCGATCGGCACCGGCATTTGGTCGTTTCTGAAGCGAATCCCCGACTGGGTGCTCTGGACCATCGCCGCTCTCGTGTTCCTCAAGTTCGTGGACATCAATGCCGAGCGGCGCGGCCGGCGGAAGGAAGCGGACAAGCGCGACCGCGAGGCGCTGGAAGTCGAGCGTGAAGTTGTCAGCAACATTCAGGAGAATACCGATGAAGCCATTCGCAGCGCTGATGCTGTGCGCGAGCATACCTCTGCTAGCGTCCTGCCAGACGGAACCGCAACCCTCCCGGACGCTCATTACCGCGACTGATCGTGCCGTGTGGCGCGAGGCGCTTTGCTCGACCGGCAAGGCAATCCTGGTTTCGCGCGGCGATGTCCTGACCGTCGCAACAGCCGAGCAGATCGGGGACCACAATACGGTTTTGTGGTGCGAGTGCCCGCACCTGAGGCCTGCAACTTTCGACGACGGCGTTTGCCGCGTCTAACCGCCGCTCGTCGGCATTCATAGAGGAGACGTGACTATGGGCTTCAAAATTGTCCGTGAAGACGGCAAGACGGACTGGGGCTCGCTCCGCGCCGTGTTTTACTGCTTGCTCGTCACCTGGATTGTCGGCGTTCGCCTGATCGGACTGGACCCGTTCGATGATCTGCTGGCCGGCCGCTTCGACCTCGGCGTCATGTTCGACGTGCTGGCGCTGATCGGCGTCTACCTGCTGTGCTGGCATCTCATGTACCCGAACCGGCCCAAGGTGAACTTCTAGACCATGTCCCGCGCAGCGCTCTCAGCTATTGCTCTGGGCGCTGCCGGGGCTGTTGGTCTTATCGTGCTCTGGCTTGACGGGTTCCGTCATGACTGCGAGGCGCGGTGGAAGGACTCGGGCTTCGAGCACGAGTACCGGCAGGGTCAGTGCATGGTGCTGGCAGGGAGCAGGTGGGTTCCTGCTTCAGCGGTGCGCGTTCACGTCAGGGAGCCGGGTTAGGGCGCCCCACCATACCGGAGATGTAAGCAGCGCTAGCGCCATAGTAGCCACGCAAATAAACCTAGAAAAAATGCCAGCACGATGAATACTCCGGCCCCAACAATTGCGGCCAAACCCCGATCATAGCTATCCATCTCTCACCTCTCCCCACCATATCACACGCCCAGCCCCAGCAACATCCCGCTCCCGGTAAAGCTACTCGCCGTCGCCGCCTTTGTCTTGCTGGTGGTGCTCGGGGTGGCGGTGGCGCATTGAGGCGAATAGGCAGACGATACTGCCGGTCGCATATCCGATGCAGAACACAGTCACGAACCAGAGCGCCAACTCAAAGTCCATCCCTCATTCCTTCCCTGATGCGGCCTGGATCATGGCGCGGTAGTCTTCTGCAAACGAGCCGAGAGCCCATTGCCCGATCCGTTGGCGCGCATCATCGTCATGTGGCCATGATGCGGTCAGCGCGCGAAACATCGCGACGTTGGGCTCCCTCGGCACGATGCAGTGCCTTTCCGAGAGCTTGGAGAGGAAGGCGTCGATGACCGTGTTGGCATCGAAGGTCGCGTTGCCGTACAGCCCGTCAACATCCCCATAACGCGCCTCGTGAATCGCCTCCGCGCCCGCATGCCGCGCAGCCTCTAGCGCTTCCCGTGTGTCAGTCACGGCTTCTGCTCCTCCAGTGCTGCGTCAATCTTCGCGAGAAGGTCGGGATGTATATCTGACGCGCGCAGCGTTTCAGTGATGCCGCCAGTGTAGATCATTTCTTCAGCGAGTACCGCGTTCAGCGCCTCCCGCATTCTCGCCACGTCTTCCCGCGCTTTAGCGAGTTCTCGGAGTGCGGATGCGGCTTGGCGGAGGTCGTTGGCGTAGACACGCGCTTTCTCTGCGCTCATCATGATCGTGTCGAACAGGCGCGACCTGTGCTCTAGCGCGCCTGCGTGGTTCTCGATCTCCCCCGCCAGCTTCTCGATGTCAGTCATGGGCGGGGCTCCTGTTGCGGTGGGGCGGGGAGAGGACGCCAGTGGGTGACAGAGCCGAGCGGCTCAATGCGATCACAAGTGCTGTCGTCCCACCATGCGTTCTCTGCCGTGATGGAAATGGGGGCCAGCACGTGCGGGCCAGCGATCTGATCGTCCGCAATCCAGACCATGAGTGATCGCCCATCCTTCGGCGCGCTCTCTATCGGCCTCCACCCATCCCCAGCGGCGGCGAGATAGGCGGTGACGGCGGTGGCGGTTGTCGGCAATTCGGTTTTCCAACGCGTTTCGCCATTGATGCCGCTGCTGTCGTCGGGGTCCATTCCAAGCTGCACAATGGCCGCCCTAGCAGCCGCCTCCAGCCCCTTCTCATCAAGCTCACCCATTGTCCTGTTCCTTCTGTTCGAGGGCCATGAGAAGCGCGGCGATCAGGGCGAGGGCGGGGGTGGCTCCGTTGCCGCGCGTGATTGACGGCCTCTCTTTGCCCCACGGCCAGACTTCGGCAGTCGCCGCGCCGGTTGTATCGATGACCGTATGT